CCCAGCCATTATAATTCCCTCATTCATGTCTTCTTGGTTTTAGTATCATATTTATTTTTATTTTCTCTAGCAACTTCTAGGCTCTTATCTGCTTTATATTTTTCAGTTTGAGCTTTAGTTTCAACTTCCTTCTCTTTAATTCTAAGTTCTTCTCTTTTTAAAGAGTTAGTTTCCATAGCATTCATTTCTTCTAATGCTAATTTATTCATTTCTACTACATCAGGAACATTATTATTATTAACATCTTTATCTTCAGAATAACCTAAAGCTGATATAGTAGCCACTTGAATTTTAGTTTGGTTATCTTGATCAATTTTATATTTCTCAAGATCTAATTTAGCTTGTTCTATTTGAGCTTGTTGTTCTAATTGAGACTGAGCCAATTCTTGTTCAGCTTGTTGTTGCTGTTGTTGTCTTTCTTGAATATCTGCTTCATCAATTTCAATAGTTCTTTGTACTTGAGCTAAAGATTTACTATTATAAATCTTAATAATAGATGAGAAAGATAAAGCTTGATTTTGTAAAGCTGCTTGTGCTAATGTATCTAATTTCTGTGTTAATTCTAAAGTGTTCATAGAATTATCAACTACTAAACCATAATCACATTCAGCAAACTCATCTCCATTAATAGTTACAAGTTCTCTAGAAAAGTCATCTAAAATAAAATTATATTTTTTACTAGAACCTCTCATTGCTATTTTAGCAGTTTCTAATAAAGCTTCTAGTACTCTTTTCTTAACATCATCATGAATTAAGAATAGTCTTTCTGTAATATAAGTACTTTGTCTAACAGATGTTTGTACACCACCAACAGTTTCTGAAGCTTGTACTGCTCCTTCTCTTTGATCTGTAATGCCTACTATCTTAGACATCTCTTGTTTAATAAATTCTAATAAAGCTATATGCTGTTGTATATAATTACCTGTCTCAGCATCTATAACTCCAGAACTATTATTATTAAGAGAACCTGCTAATTTACCAGTAGCAGCACCTACATTACCTTCTTTAAAAGAGTCTACTACAGCAATACCATTAACATAAGCAAAATGCATCCATTTATCTATCTCCCAATCATCAGGAATAAGAGCTAAATCTAATTTAACAATCTTACCCATGTTTCTAGCAATAGCTTTATTTAATCTATCATGTACTGCATCATACATGTATTGAAATGGTTTCATCATATCTACTAATGAATAGACTCTAGATTCATTAAGATTATAGACAGAACCAATAATACCAAAATGGCATCTGGATGGATTAGACATTCTATTGTATTGGATCTTTCTAGGTCTGATATTAATATAAATATCTCTACCTATTTTAGTTCCTTCCCATGCTTCATTAATCCATTGTTTTTCAGCTTCCTCACCAAGAGCTTCATTTACTTTATAATCTTCAGGATAATAGTCATAGTAAGGTTCTCCTGTTTCTAAGTCATATTTCTTAACTTTCAAAACAAGTCTTTTACTTTTCCAGAATATTCTTAATACTCTAATATTACCTAAATTATCATAATAGTTAGAAGAAGGTGTAGTTGTTCCAGATTGAAAAGCAAAATCTAAATCAATATTATTATCATCATAATAAGAGAATCTTGGAACAAATAGTTTAGTATCATCATATAGATTTAATCCTTCAGATGAATCAGCAAAAGGAGAATATTCTTCTAACTTTTTAACATCATTATCAGAAAGATCATCATAATAATAATCTAATATTTTTCCAGGAGCCCAAAAGTCATCTAAAATTATTAAATCTGCATCTTCTATTTTATTAGAATATCCATTTTTAAATACATGAACTTTTCTAGGATTAAGTCTTTCTACTATAGGCTCTCCTGATACAATATCACATTGGTATAATTCTTCACCAACAATCATTGCATCCATGAAACCATCATTAAACTTAACATCTAGTTTTAATTCTTTATAATAATGATTTAATAATTGATTTGCTCTTATCTCTCTTATATCTGACCAATCATATCTAAAAGAATCTGAAAGAGATTTTAATTCTTTATCCAAGATAGATTCATCTTGTGATGCTTCTTCTAGGAGGGAAGATAAAGCTTCTGAAAGCTCTTTTCTTTTTTTAATTTCAAGTTCTGAAATAGCATCAGGGTTAGTAATTATTACTTTGAATTCATATCTTCTTTCTTTTTCTTCTCCAGCTAATACATTCAATTTACTATTCATAATAGGATAGTGTTGAATATTACTAGGAATATAAGAGGCTTTGATATTGTCAGGATTTAGAATTAACTTTAAATCATCTAGATGAAGCTTTCCATTAATTAAATCATAATTGATTTTTTTATTAATAAAAGCTTTTCTAACAACAGAGTCAAAGAAGTAGGATCTTTTATCAGCCCAATCAACAACTCTTTTCCTCCACTCTTTACCTTTCTTAGAAAAAGGTAATTTCTGGTTAGGAAATCCACTAATAGTTAATTCCATATTTTATTTGTTTCTAATATTTTGCAAATATATAACTCTTTAAGAAAAGTTATATGATTTTATTTGAAAAAATTGAGTTTTTTATAGCTAAATTACCAAAAAGAATTATTAGCAAAATTACTAGTAAAGAATGGATCATTACCTAAATAATTCTTTCTAGCTTTTTTACCAATAGATGTTCCTTCTCCTGGAAGATATTTCATATTATTTTCTCTAATAATCATTAACATACCTAAAGCAGAAACTCTATCTGCATTTATATCAGGATTCCACATTATAAGTTCTTTTATTAAAGCTATTCCTCTTAATCTTTGTAGATTCTTAACAGTAGTAATCTTTTCTACTTCATCACCATGTTCATCTAATTCAACTTTAGTTTGTTTTACAGGCATTAATAGCCAATCTCTAATAAGTCTTCTAGCATAAGCATTTACTTGTTTTCCACTGTTAGTTCCCAGCGATTTATTTCCATATAGAGAAGACTTTACTAATTCTACATCTCTCAAGATATCTGGAGTAGGACAAAGTAAATATGTACAATGATGATTAGAAAAATATGTAAACAAACCTTTTTTATCATTTTCATAATTTAATGAGGCATTATAAAAGATTCCTAATCTTCTACATATTTCATAAAAATCATCTGCAAAATCAGGTCTTCCTGTATATTCAGCTACAATCCTATCAGTGAACATGTCAAGGATAAATATACTGGGAAGAGATACAGTTGTACTATGATCATCATCAATAGGGTCAATACCACCAACATACCTATAATTAGGCACTTTTCCATTAACTTCTTTAGGCAATTCATATATTTCTAATGCTCCTTTATGTCTATTATCTTTTAAGGGAAAATCTCTAATAGGATCATCATCTGTTGGTCTAAAAGAAATATTTCCTTCAGGATCTTGATATAGTTCTCCAACTAAATGACCTCTATGCCATTCTATTTTATTTGATTCTATATAATTAAGATGATCTGTTAAATCAGCTACAGGAAATAATGTGCCATCTCTTCTCATTACAGCTTCCTGAATAGACATAGGATGTTCAGCTATTCTCTGTGCTATAGTAGAAGGATCTGTAGAATTATATTTAATAAATACTCTTTCTTTGACTTCCTCTAAAACAGCTTTAATAACATCTGAATTTCCATTTTTATCATAACATCCTTTTCTATTCATATATTCTCCTATAAAGAGAATAGATTTAGAACCTCCAGATGTTCCTTTATCAAACATATTGGGAACTCCATAAACATTATATCCTAAAGGATTATAAATCATTTCTAGAGCACCACTAAAATCTGATCCTTCAGTTCCACCTGTTCCTAAAGCAATTGCTTGTCCAAAAGAATATCCACCTTCTTCTACATTAGGTCTACTAGTGTTCCATGCATCTATAAAACCAGGAAACATACCAAACTCCTCCCATATCATTAAATGAGATCTCTTTCCCCTGGCCTTATCTGAATCATTGTTTAATGATAATCCTATAATTTCATTTCTAGTTCCTAAAGCTACATCTTTATTTCTAGTATCCTTAAATCCCATAATCCAATGCATTTCTTGATTAGAAGATTTTAATCTACTAGATGGATATTGTGTGTTTAAAGCCAAGAAATCTGTCATAGCTAATATCTTATTTAAAGTACCATCTTTTCTTAAATATTCTGTATTACTAGCTACAACAACAGATTTTACTTTTTCACAAACTTCTTTATTTTCTCCTAAGATAAAATTTCTAGTAGCCATAGATGCTACTTTAAATGAATTATGAGTAACAATAAAGTCATTCATTAAAAATAAATGAGAATCATTGTCCACTATTACACATTTAGCATCTTCATTATGAGAATATTCTATAGAAGTAATTGCTACATAGTTTTCTTGATTCTTTAAATAATTAGAATTTCTTTGTTTTATTTTTTCTATTTTTCTAGGAAGTTTAAAGATAGTTTCAGTAGTTATAAATCTAACCCTAAAATATTCTTTAATTTCATCTTTATATTTTACAAACTTAGAATTAAGTGTTCCTCTTATTCCTAAAGATCTTCCAATCCAAAGTACATCTTCTGCTAATTGTTTAGATTTAGAGATATATTCTATACCACTACTAAAAGCAGAACCATCAGTATCCATTAATCCTTTTAAGATTTCTAATCTAACTTCTTTAGAATTATATTTATAGATATCTGGAATAAATTTATTATCAGATTTTGTTTTATATAAACCTAATTCAATCAATTTATTTTTAATATTTGCACTTTCTATAAAACAATTACTGTTTTTATATTCTCTAATTTTAGTATTTAATAATTTCTCATAAGTTTTCTGATCTTTAACTGTAGAAGAAAATAATACTCCTTTACTATTAGCATATCCTAAACATCCATCCCCCAAAATTAAACCTAATAGATAAGGATCTATAGAAACTTCTTTATAAGGAATTTCTATTGCTTTATTTATAGGCAAAAAAGCTTTACATTCAATAGGTTTATGACATTTTCCTTTAATTGTTCTTTTACCAAAACCATTTTCTATAATCCACTGTGTATCTACTGTTATTAACTTATTTCCATACTTTATAGTCCAAAGATGTTCTAAACCAGCATATGCTGTCCTTCCATCTTTTAAAGTTAATTTATATATTGGCTTTGATTTATGATTAAATTCTTCCAAGACTTTTGTTGGCTTACCATTATCTCCATATAAATAATCTCCTGGGTGTATATCCTTCCACACTTTATATCCATTTGGAGTATATACAATAGTAGAGTTAGGAAGCATTTTTCCTTTTCCTCTAGCTGCTATTAAAGCTGAATGTTGACCTCCTTTATATTCATTATACATTCCTCCATATCTAGCTTGATTTATATAATGAAAAAATATATAATCTCCATCATAGATATCAGGAAAATCAACAACCCTATTTACAGCATTAGTATCTTTAATATTAGCTGTAGCTCTTTCTATTGGAGAATAATTTAAATAAAAATAATGATAACCAGTAATCCATTCACCATCAGATGGTCTCTTACATCCATACCAACATTTAAGAACTTCTTTTCTTAACCATTTCATATATGGACTATTTGGATTACCATTAGGTCTTAAATTAGTATATTTACCATGTTTTTTAAAAGCTAATGCAGGTTTTCTAAAATAATCCATATTTTCTAATATGTGAGGTTTAACCACATTAACTATAATTTTACCTTCTGAATCTCTTTCTAGATCTTTAGCATAAGGTCTATCTGGAGATATCATCCATCTTATAAAAGGATAATTATTTAAATAGTCTAATAATTCTGTTCTTTCTTCTTTAGCTAATGTTTCTAGAAACTCAGGAGTTAATTCTGTATTTACAGCATTAGTTACCATCTTGTATTCCTTTTAAAGTTTCTATATCATTAAATGCTTTAAATCCACTGTCTAAAATAGTTCTATCTTTAGATGTAATAGAGTCTTCTTCAATTTCAGCTAGTACTTCTCTTTCTAGCTCTTTAAACTCTTTTAATAAGGGTCCTACTTGTTTAATAGAACTTGTGGATTTATTAATTTCATTAGCATCCATATTTTTATAATCAGCTTCTCTTAAATTCTGAGTAATCTTTCTAATAGCGACTCTCACATCATCTAGTGCTGTAGAAAAAATAGTTACACTTAATTTAAGATAAGTGTTCATAGCTTTAGTTACAAGTTCATCTGGCTTCCATTTTTTAGGTAAATTTAAATCTGTCTTAATAGCTTCCATTCTTTCTGTAGGATCATCTATATAAAGATAATCAGATCTACTATCACAAAAGAAAAAAATAAATGATAATTCATTTATAGCATGTTCTTTTGTTTTAGATTTATCTCTCTTAACTAGCTCCTTAAAGTCTACTATAGTTAATGCTTCTGGAGCTATTTCTACTTTCCAATTTTCTAATTTAAATAATTTCATAATAAACAAAAAAAAGAGGAAGCTTTAAGCCTCCTCTGTTATCACTTTATATCTAACATCTGAATCATATAGAAAAAGAATCTCTTGATCTTCTGATTTTTCAATAGGTAGATCTAAAAAATATTCCCAACCATATTCCTCTTTGGAAGGATCAGGTTGAAAAGCTTTCTTCTTTTGTTCTCTCCTAATATAATTTTTAGGATTAATTTCAACCACATCTCCTACTTTTAATTCTCTACTAGCTGTACCCCCTACAGCTAAAATAGTTTGTCTAAGTTTAATAACTCCTTCTTGTTTATCTAAAAGAATCAATCCAGATTCTGTTTTATCAATGTCTTCTTTAGTATATCTATTTGCTGTGGTTATAATAGCATTATGAATAGGTACAATCTTCTCCATTTGTTCTTTCTTTATATAATTCTGTGAATTTTTTTACTCTCTCTACATTTACCCTTATTTTACCTAAATGAGGCAATATAAAAGAATGTTTTTGATCTTCTATATTATTATAGTCTAAATCTTTTATAGTGCTTTTAATAAACTTAAAAACACTTAAATAGATATTTTCTGCTTGAGCTTGTGTAATATTAAATTTCTTAGAAGCCTCTCTATATATATTATTCATGTTTAAATTCTAGTTTTAGTGTCAAATCTTCATATTTATAAAAATCATCAAATAAAACTATACTAGGATTTAATTCCCCATCAATTATAGCTTGTTTCTTTCTAAGACAAGATAAAAGAGTAGCTAGAGATCTTTGTGTAATCCCTAGCTGCTCACATATTATTGGTTTATTGAGTTTAACAATTTTAAATAAGTTCCTTGTTTTTTCTATTCTACACAATTTCTCTAAAACAATTAAAACTCTTTCTTCACCTTCTGTTAATTTACTAATAGGTCTGATAACTTTTAGATAGTTTCTAAGAAAATTTTCTTCATCACTCTTGATTGTTATTTTCCTTATCATGTAACCCAAAAGCTTTTTTTACTTCATTCCTTAGTATGCTTTCAAACTGTTCATCCCAATTACCAATCTTTAAAACCTCTAAGATAATCTCTAGTCTAGAGATATTATGAAGCTGTTGCTTTAGAAATTTATTCTCTTCATATAGTTTAGTAATATGTGCAACAGGATTTTCATCTTCCATCAATGGCACTGGACCTTCATCTTTACATGTATTGGCCTCACATGTTTCTTGAGATTTTACTTTTTTATTTTCTTCTTTATCTACTACTTGCATTTTAATCTTCTTCTCCATGTTATTTTATTTTATATTTAAATTTAATTTATATGCCCATTTAGCTGGCCTCTCTACTTTAATACCTTTATCTTCTGCTAACTGAACCCATTTATTAAATGGAATAGTCTTAATATTAAAAGAACCACATTTACAACATATACTTCCTTCATTTTTAATTCCATTTCTTATATATGAATTTTTTTTAATATGTAAGCTTAAACACTTGGTACAATAGAAAACAGGCTCAGTCTCTTTACACCAATTATTTGCTTCCATAATTAAGATACTCTATTAAATAATCTTTCCATATAACTAACTCTAATTCCTTTGAACATCTTTTGATATTCTTTAGCAGCTGCTTTTCTAATAGCTCTTTCTAAAGCTGTATTATTATGTTTGTTTAAAACAAACTCAATATAAAGTGTTTGTATCATATCTTTTTCTTTTTAATTTAACAATGATACAAAGATAATATTATTTTTAGACTATTCCAAATAAATTTATAAAAATTTATTGGTTTTCTATAGTAATTATTGCTTCTCCAGGTCCAACTGTATCAAGATCTATTATAGCATCTTTAATGTTATCAAGTGAATCATTAAGACTTCCACTAGCATATATCAAACATTCAATTCTAAATTGCTTTAATGAAGTTTCAAAATAAAAAGTTTCATTAAAATCTGCACTACCTGAAATGTTAATTTCTTTAAGAAATAATTCTTCTGGATAATCTTCATTACCATTTTCAACTAAATACATTTCAGTATACCAATAAGTGTTAAAATATTCTGGATAAGAATATATTTCAAAACCTTTAGAGTTTATATTTGTTTTAAATCTTATTAATTTTTCTTCTGGATTATCAAAATATATATTGAGAAGTAACCCATAGTCTATATAGTCTGGTTCTATAACATGTTTTTCAGTAAATGGTCTATTGTAGTTGATAGTTATTGAGTTTTTATCAATTTTTTTCTCTAAAATTACTTTATTACCAGTTTCTGTATAATCTTCAAAAGTACATGTGCTAAAATCAAATTTGTCTGCAATATTACTATATTTCATACATTCTTCTCTAAAAGCTTGTGTTCCATATCTTAATTTATAATCATAAGTGATTTTACCACTTTTAATAGCAGGATCTATATATCTTTTTCTAAATTCTGCTGTGCCTATTTTATAAATAATATCTGACTTCATATTAATTTAATTCTCCATTATCTGTTATTACTATTTCTTCTTTACTATAGCATATCTTTTTATAGGTTAAATAACTGTTATTGTCTACCTCATAGTAGTAACTATCTATTAAAACAGCTAGATATTTCTTACCTTTAAATGTGATTTGTTTTACTTCTCTTGCTTTCATATTTAAAATTTCTTACAAAGATAATATAATATTTTTGATTTTGCAAATTTAGATTGAAATTTAGAAGTTGGGAAATTAAAAAATTGAGATGGGTGTATGAGATAGTACTACAATAACAAACATCCCCATAGATTTATTGGAGATTGCTGGTATCCCCCCATCAAAATAGAAGAAGAAAATTTGCTAGGGAAATATGTTTAATAATTTAAAATTAAAAGATCATGGAAACATTAAACAAAAACCCAGAGCAAACAATCAAAGAATTAGAGTTAGAAATTGAGAGATTGAATAGAGTGATAGACATCAAGAATGGTGAAATTGAAATGTTACAAAGTACAGTAAAACTATCATTAATGGTGCTTAGAGGATATGAATTAGAGCACTAATAATAAATTAAGATATTCTTATGGAGACAATGGGGATTAAGTCTTCATAAGATTTATCTTGAAATAAAAAACAAAATCTTATTCTAATCATTGGACATAAATATAATACTATGAAGAAAGGAATTGTACTTGTTTTAATTGAATCACTAGCTTATATGATAGCTATAGAGTATATAAACAACAATGTTGTCATTCATTGGCTATTATTTATCATGTGGATTTTACTTATGTTATTAACAATTAATATTTGCTATCATTATGGAAGAGTTAGAAATAATTGAACAAGAAGAAGATCAATACTTTGATGAAGTAGGATGTAGTTTTGCTTTATCTGATACTACTGAAGATTGTTGGGTATATTAAATTAAACTTTGCACCAAACTTGTTTTGGTGCAAAAAATTTTGACATTATTTTTAATAAATACCCAACAAATAAAATAAATATTAAATATGTTGCAGATAGTTTATATATAATATAACTTCTAAGTGCAACAAAAATAATATATGTAGAATATTTTATATGTAACAACACTTATATGTAGTGTAAAGAACATATTAAGAAAATCTTATATGTCTTGTACTTTTATATGTAACAGCAAACTATATAAAACAATATTTTATATGTAATGAAAGAAGATATAAAATGATAAAAGATATGTGCTAATAAACCATATAAAGAATATTTCATATAAAACTAGGGAATAGTATATTAGAAGTATAATATATATAATATATAATATATATAATATAATATATAATATAAATAAAAAACAGACATCATCATTCAAACATTGGTGACTTAATTATATTTATTAACTTTAAATTTTATTTATCATGAAACTAAACAGAGCTTATACACAATCATTGAATGATAGCATAGAAAGAATAAAGCTATTATTTTCTGATGAAGAGAAGTTTTCTAGATTTAACTTCACATCCAAACAATTTACTGGAGCTATTAAAGCAAAACAAGTAAAATATGCTCATAATTGGTTCTCTGTTCTTAGAAGAGCTGGTGTTATTAGAAGAATTTCTACTGTTAGAGGTCCAGTAGTTGGAAGATATTATTGTGTTGAAAATATATCTTCTAACTATGATAAAATAGCAGAAGAATTTGGTAAAATGTTAGCTGGTAGAGGTAATGATCCTTATACAGAAAAAAAACTATGCAGCTAAACCAAATGGTCTTACTAGAAGATATTTTGGTAGAAATAGTTCTAGCAAAACAGTTATTGATAAAGCTAGTTTTACTAAAGAACAATCTAAATCTAATACTACATTAGATGAAGAAGCTGCAATTAAATTATTAGCTTCATTAGGTTACAGTGTATTTAAATTTAGCTGGATTCATACTACACAAGTAGATAAGAATGCAGTTAAAGTAATTGGTTATTATAAATTAAACAAGGCTTAATTCTGTTTAGTTATATAATTTTGGTCCTGATTTGGTCCCAGATAATTTATTTTATTGTTTATATAATAATATTATAAAAACATCTGGGACTAACTTTTAAATTTATTTTTAATATATGTTTTTACAAACACATGTGAAAGTTGTTTTATATGATACAGTAAGCACATATAAAGGTTGTTTTATATAGCTTGTAAAGACATATAAAGAATGGTATTATATAAAGAATTAGACATATATTAAATCATTACATATAAAGTACACTACATATATGAAATAGAATATTTATGTTTAATTTTTTGTTGATTGCTATTGATGATAAATTTTATTTGAGAATATTATTTTGAGATTATTGATAATTTTTGGCTCCTTCAACATAAATGTTTCAGGAGCTTATTTTATATTAAAAGGTACAGGTCTAATTTTATTATTATAATAGAATTAGACAGGTACCTATTATAATATTATATTTAAATAAAATACAGACATCTTCTACCAATATTTGGTGATCATGATTTGGATCATTAATATATTAGTTTATGATTAAAGAAAATTCTCAAATCTCCCTGACTATGGAATTAGAAGGGAGTGTTCTTCTAAGGAAGGATATTAAAACTAAAACTGTTTCTCTAATTAAATCTTTTAGAGATAAAAAAACTGGTGAGATTAAACCTGTTCTTGATAAACATGGTAAAAAACAATATATTACTAGTGAAGTAGTATATGAAGAACCTGTTTATGGTAAAGCTATTAAACATACTGTTTTACCTTATAGTTTTATTGTTAATGCTTTAGAATCTCCTTTACAAGGATATAAAGCTAAACATTGGGCTAATTTACCTGAGAAAGAGAGAGTTAGATTACATATTGAGCATCTTTGTCTCTCTCAATCCTCCAAACTCATCACCTATTCAATCTTAGAATAAAGATAGCTAAAACCTTATTCTCTGTTTTTGTCATTTTTATATTGGTTTATTCAATTCTCAAAAAACTTTGTGGTATAAGTTCTTAATTTTAAGTTTAAAATACCACATTTTCCTTAAAAACTTATTATCTTCCATATATTATTAACCTATTTAAATTTAAAAATTATGTCAAAGAAGAAAGCTGGGGTTATCATAGTACCCTTTGATGAAGAAAATGGATTAGATTTTGGTGAAAGTAACAATCCAGAATTTGTAAGAATTAGAATTGAAAGTAAAGCTATCATCAGTAGAGGATCAGCTTTATTTAAGCAAAACAGAATCATCAGAATGTCCATTGATAAAGAAATCATGGAAATGTTTGATTTAAAGATTGGTACTAATCTTACAACTATATGGCCTAATTGTAGAATCTCAGTGAGAGAGCAAGTAGGTGAACCATTTTGGAAAACTGAAGATAAAGTTCAACAACCTAAAATGACACCTGCAAATGAAGAGAAGGGAACACCTGCAAAGATTCATTTACATCAAGGATTACCTATTTACAGAAACTTATATTTCTGTATGAATGAGAATGATCCTAACTATGATGATCTCTTAGTTGAGACCACTGAAATGGTAAATGAAGAAGATTATGTAGCAAATGAGGTGCAAGAAGAAAATATTGAAGTAGATGCTTAATCTTCCAAGGAATAGTCTGAAATATGGCTATTCCATTTTTTCTAAATTCTTCATAAACATCTAGGACATAAATTTAAATTTATCTTCAACATCTACAAAATTTTAAAATTCTGATCAATATGATAACCACAATAAAAAAGAAATTCTTTAAAGCAAAATATCCATTTTTTGTACAAAAAACCTCATTAAGCAGTCTCAATGAAACTGGAAGTTGATAAAAAAGAAAAAGCTTTAATAAGAGTACTTAATATAATTGAAAACAAGTTTAAAACTTTACATTTATGGAGCACAATAAATACATTGTGGATGATAGTATTGACAATAGTTATATTGAGCCTCATATGAGGCCAGATATTGGACCTAATCCAGCTAAACCATCTACTGGAGGTATAATAGGTATTATTTTTCTATTATTACTTCTTTTAATATATGTCATAGGTATTTGATAATTTACACACATAGAGAACTAAAGAAAAAGAAACTTTAAAATTATTTATCATGAAAAAAGAAGCTTATTTAAAAATGATGGATTTTAGTATACCAAAACCAGGTTTTAATTATTGTTTAGGATGGAAAGAAGCTCCTATTATTGAAGATAAGAAAGGAGATTATGGTTTTGTAGAAGTTTCTACAGAAGAAATAAAAAGAAGACTTAAAAATAAGTAGTATGTTAATATTATTTAATAAGAACAAACTATTAAAACTATATCATAGAGAGGAAAAAATAGGAGCCAATGATTGGATATATTTTTCTCTCTATTCATTTATGATTTGGAAGGGTAATTTATTTGAAAAAGATTCAGATTATTTTTATATGCAAATATATGATAAACTTCTGGAGAGATATATTTTACATTCAAAACCTTTAATATCTTTCTCTAGAAAATATCTAGGCTTTGGTGATAGACCATCTTTTAATATTTTTGATTCTCTTCCAAAGATTTCAAAAAATGAAGTTTTTTATATAAAAGAATATGAAGTTCTAAAATCTAATTTAAATAGTTATATTCAAGATAAAAAAGGAAGAATTACTGTTTTTAGAGTTGAAGATAGTTGTAGATATAATCTTCATTGTCTAGATGAATATGATTTAGCTCAATATAGACAAATTCATTTTGATAGGAATCTTTCAGAAAAAATTAAAAGAGATTTTCTTTCATCTTATGAAAACATAACTGATTATGTACATAGTAGAATAGAAGAAATTCTTGAAGAAAAAGAAGTAGATCCTTTAATCATTATAATCTCATAAAATGTTTGCATTATATATTTTAAATATAAAAGAATTTTTAAGACCCAAAAGAATATCTGGTACTAGTTTTAAAACTAGATTTGAAGATATTTTTGTAAAATCAGCCATTTCATTTTCTTCTAAAAAAGAAAAATTCTCTTATTTAATCTTTAAAAATGATATTTATTCTGCATCCTATTGTTATTCAATATCTAAGAATCATTTACTTTTAGTAGTACCTGTTAATTCTGCAACTATACCTTTAAGAAATATTCTTCCATATAAACCAGAAAATAATATCTTAATTGAGAATAAAATTAATGAAATTAAACTAGAAGATTCTAAATCTTGGTTTCTCTTTAAAAAAGAATTAGAATTTTCAGATATAAAAAATTATTTTCTTGAAACTTTTGATGGCTATTATTTATGTACAAACAAATCTAAAATTATGAAAAAATATTCTGATAAAATTCAAACTATTAATTTAAAAGCTATTTTAGAAGAAATGGATACCAATGTAATTAGACTATTATGAAATATCTTGAATTTTATTTAGTGAACAAAAAACATTTAAAAGATTTAGTTTTTCACAGACAATTTCTATCATCAATTACAGAAGAACCTTTTGCAACATATAAAAAATTAAAGTTAAAAGTATCTCCTCCAAAGCTATTTGCAGAAGATAACAATCAACAATATATAGGAAGTATTTGTGCTTGTATAGCAAAAATCTTGGATTTTTATATTGTCTCAAAAAGAAAAGGTTTCTATGAAAAATTTTATTATTATAAAAATCTTAGCTCTCAAAAGCCAATAAAGAGACTTATATTACATGTAAATACAAAATATATTAAGATTTTAGATAGTAAAATTGATCTTGAAGCTTTCAATAAATTATCATTAGAACCTTTAACTTTAGAATCTTTAAAAAAAGGAGAACATTTAATATCTATGACTCTACCAGATTCTTATAAAGAAAGAATAATACAAAATTATTTTTTATATGAGAGAAATAAAGATTGTAAATATATGTATGAAGGAATATTTAATTCTAAATTTGTAAAATCTCTAAAAAGTGTCACTCCTATTAACTTTAGTGAAGTTTTTGAAGAGAATAATATTTCAACAGAAGAGCCTATTATTGATGTAAAAATATGTTTGGATTAAAAGATTTATTAGAAGATAAACATTATATAGTAGAAAGAAAAACTACTAGAGAACAATTAGAAATTATTGTTTTAAAAAAAGTCACTACATTATTTTCAAAATCTATTACTGCTCAAATTTATTGGATAAATGATAGCTCTAAATGTTGGGTTAATAGTAGTAATTTTGATAGAATGTATGATATATTATTTGAAATAAAAGAAAGTTAGTTGTATGACTATAGAAGAATTCTTAAATAAAGACTTTCCTAGTAAAGATAAAGAAAGTATTTTATTTCTTCTTAAAGGAAATGTCTGTGCTGCTGGAATAGGACCTTATTTAGTTGTTGAAAAAACTTATAACAACTATCTGTTATTGCCAGGAATAAATAGAAGTTTTGATAAAGAAGATGCACTAAAATTTTTAGACTATGAATATGGTTTTATTCCTAAAACTGTTTATTTACTAAATACTATTATAGAAGAATTTGAAGAAGAATTAGTATGACATATGAAGAATTTAAAAAATTAGATTTTGATAATCTAAAAGAGCAAACTTTCACTTGTATATGTGAAGGGCCTAATAAAATAAAATTTATAGCTCCTATAAATTGGGATGGTAGTAGCTTTTCTATAATAGGAAGTGACTATTCTTATTATCTTGAAAATGAAGTTTTAAAAGTTTTAGAAGAAGATTTTGATTGGGGTACAGGAGAAACCATAAAAATAAAAGTTTTAAAAGTGATTCCTGAACAAGCTATAATAGAAGAATATTTAGAAAACTAATGTTTAATGCCACATAATCTTATTTTAGTTACCTTATTGAGTGGAGATATGAAGGGTAGAAATGGTAACAAGGCAACAAGCATGGAAATATGGTAAAGAATGGGAAGATGTTATGATGAAAATCCATCAAGACTATTTTAAGGGAGAGGTTAAAAAAGCTTCAATAAAAGAAGATATGTTTAATCATATAGACTTTTGGTGGAGAAAAGATTCTGATAGTCCTTGGATTAGTTATGACATCAAAGCATTAAAAAGAGCTAGAAGATCAACAGGTCCTTTAGATGGAACTATACATTGGATTGAAGTTTTAAATGTAAGAGGTAATCCTGGATGGATATATGGCAAAGAAGACTTTGTAATATTTGCAACAGAAGAAACAGCTATATATGTACAAACAAAGAAATTACCTCCTTATATAGAATCTAAAATTAAAGGTAAAGAACTAGTATATGATACTCCTTATGACTTTTATATTCCTTATAGAAGAAATGGGTCTAGAGATATAATAGTTAAAGTTCCTACAAGTGATCTTAGAAAACTAGCAGATTTTGAAATTAAATTAAAAATTTAACTTACTGTGTAGGAGGATATAGTGATGGAGATAACCTTTAAAAATAAAAAGAATAAACTTATAACATTATCTTATGATGCAACAGGTGGCAGATTGTTTCTGCCTGATGATAAAGTATCAGGAGCTGACTTGTATAAATTAATCTGGAATGATCCTTGTAGAAGTAAAATTATATTAACAGATACATTCTTAAATTGGCTTACAGATAAAGACTTTTTAGGTAACAGATGGAGAGGTTATTATTCTGTATTTCCTGATATAAAACAAGGACAAGAAATAAACTTAATAAAGGAATTTCTTCAAAAAGCTAGAGAAAATAATATTAGTGTATTTATTACTAAAGAATCTCAAGCTGTACTAGATCTTGCAGACTTTTTAAGTAATATAGATGAAAAAACATATATTATATATAACAAAGATAATCCTAAAATAAATTTGCCTTTAAAAGCTTTTAAAAGAATGAAATTTTTAGGAAAAGAAGTGATTGAAATAGAATGTGTGGGAGATATCTGGATAGAAAATGCTTTAAAATTAGCAAATGTACTTATATGTAATCATATAAGATCTAGTAATTATGGTATTATCCCTATTAATGAAGAAATTGTTGAATTTTATTCTGAGATAAAACATGAAAGTTGAAGATATTTTAGGAAAGAAATGTTGTGTATATGTTAGAGATTTAGTAGATGTATACAACATAGACCAAGAAAAAGATCCATCAATGTTAACTAAAATAGTTGGACATCTATATTTAAAAGATAATAGATTTATATTTTATTTTAACTGGATAAAAGAATTAGATAAAAAAGAGATAGTATATCGCTTTACTAGAAGCACAACTAAAAAATTTCCTCATGGTTACGATTCTTTTATAGAACTTCCTGGATGGAGAGTTGCTAGTTATGTAGCTTTTCTTGAAAATGAAAAAGTGTTTTCTATTACAGCAGAAGAACTTAAAGAAATTTTAAATTTACCTAATGACACTTTAATACAAGTTAGTACAGATGCTTGTTTAGGGAGTATGGGTTATACAAATGGAGAAAACATTTTAAATTTATTTAAACCTATATCTAAAAGAATAATAAATATTTAAATTATGCATCCAATAAAAAAGATTTATTTACAAGAATTTATCATAGAAGTAATAGTTAATGTTATTTTTTCTATTATTCTAGGATCTTTATTATTTTCAGCAATATATTTTCAAGGAAAGATCACAGAAGGATATGAAATTCTAGCTTTTATAGTTGCAGTATTAGTATTCTTAGTAGTATCTCTTCCTAAGGTAATTTCAGATTTTATAAAAGATTGGAAAGAACTAAAGAAAAGATATAATAACTAAAATAGATATTATGGCTAGAAAGAAGAATGATTATTTTGAAAATTATCAATCTAAAGAGAAGATTAATAATTACAAAGTAAAGAAATTTAGAAGATCTTATAACACAAAGAAAAAATGATAGAATCCTTATTAAAGAAATTGTCTGATTATATAAAAGAAGTTGGACAAGATAAAGCTTATATAACTTATACAGAAGGTGGTTTAACTGTATCTCATGGTATTTTATTCATGGAAGATGGTAAAATTTATGTCATTTCTAATGACATTAAATTTAATGGATCTGTCCCTGGATCTTTTGAATGGACTAAATATGGAAATTATAGTTGGTGTATTGCTAAAAGAGAAGATTATTTAAAGAGAATACTTATTGAAAGAGAACAAAAAATAATCACTAAAGAAGAAATATGTGAATTATTAGGACTTAGTCCAAAAAATATTTTAATTATTAGAAGTAAATCTAACACTGTAGTTATTTAATATGAAAAGGCCTTTAGGATTTAACAATGGAGATTTTAGATTCTTTAAAACTCCTCAATCTAATATTTATTCTACTAACTGGGATGAAGTTAGACATTTTAACTCTATAGAAGAAGCTCTAGATTATTGGGAACATTCTAATTATTTAGAGATGTATCAAGTGGCAGAAATAGGAAATCAGATACATATCATTCCTTATGAATATTAAAATTGAAAGAAATCATTCTTATTACATAATTTTTAATATAGATAAGGAAATAGAAATTCAAGAATATTTGTTTTCACTTGATTATGGTATTGGTTGGGGAAGTTATCTTGGTAAAGAAATCAATACATATTATTCAAATTTAAGAAAACAATGTAGATGTAAATCTTCTAAATATGTTGGAGTATTTGTAATAAGAAAAAGAGAATTATATTGGAGAGGAAAATTATTTACATTAGAAGAGGCAATAGAAGATTCTAAGAAAGAAGTTTATCATAACTGTACTATTAGAAATTGTACTTTCCAAGAAGAAATAACTTTATTCACCATAAATACTTATATATGTGACAAAGAAAATAATATTTTTTATCTTAAAGAAGTTAAGATGTTGGAGAATTCTAAGAATGTTAGCTTATCATTGGATATTGGAGATAGAATATTTAGGAACTTTGAAGAAATTAACAAAGAATTCTATATATGCTGAAAAACTTCAACATAGAATGTTTATTTTAGATACACTTATTACAAGTATAATGTATATCACTTATCAAGCTTCTTTAAAGAAAAATTTTACATATGAATTACAAGAAATTCATGATAAATTCTGGAAGTATGATAAGGATACATATGATTTCTCTAATATAGAAACTACTGTTTGGAGAATACCTTATCATTATGAGCTTTTATTTATTAGAGATTGTTATTCAGCATCTAGGATAAGAGATCTAATAAAACATAAAACTAAAGTAACAATAAGAAATACAAATTCTATTTATGACAAAAAAGATTTTATACTAGCAATTCCTTTTTCTTGTCTTTCTATTTGTAAACCTAAATTTCATATAGTTTCTACTATGGATAATAAACTTTTTATCTTTAAAAGATATACATTCTTATTTACTATTATAAAAAATATAGATAAAGTCTATGGGTACAAGTTAGTATTTAATTTTTATTTAAAGAAAAATTATTATGAAGAATAAGATTCTAATCTTTTTTAGTGCCAATGTTTATCCTAAAGGAGGAATGAAAGATTTAATTGGGGAAGCAGATTCTCTAGAAGAAGCTGAAAGTATAATTATTAAGTTGCTGTCTAAGAATGATGATCCAGGTGGATTAGTTTGTTGGTGGCAACTAGTGAATAAAGAAAATTTACAAATTATTAAATGTTCAGAAGATGAATAGTTACTGGTTACTTTATTTTATTGAACAAGCAGACAACTTTATTGCTTTGTTAAGTATAATACTAAGTATTGTGTCTATACTTTTTATTGTGTTCTTAATAGTTGCTTCTATAGCAAGAGATGAAAAAGAAAAAGAACTTGCTAAAAAGCATCTTAAAAAGATAACACCAATATTGGCAGTACTAATATTGTCTGTAACATTGCTTCCTTCTACAAAGTCTTGTTATAGAATAATAGGATTAGGAACTGTTATAGAATATAGCAAAACAAATGAAAAAGTAAAAGAGTTGCCTGAAAACTTCATTAAAGCAGTAAATAATTATTTAGAAAAAAGTCAAAGTGAATGAGCTTCTATTATATGTAAATGTTGTGCTTGCTATAATTTGGTGGCAATTAGTAAATAAAGAAAATTTACAAATTATTAAAAAATCAGAAGATGAATAGTTATTGGGCTTTATATTTAATAGAAAGTGCAGATAGTATTAAATTTATTTTCATTCTATTGTTGATTATATCTTCAATAGCCTCTATCTCAATATTAGGAATGTTGTGGAGTTATACAAATCCAGAATTTGAAGGTTTTGAAAAGAAATCTGCTAAAAAATGGCTCAAAAATGCATTTATTTCTAATATATGCTTTCTTATATTAGTTCTTATTACTCCAAGTACTAATACTTTATATAAGATATTTGGAATAGGCACTGTACTAGAATATATAAAGAACAGTGATGAAGCAAAACAGCTTCCAGATAATGCTTTAAAAGCTATTAATTATTATTTAAAAGAAATACCTAAAGAAGATGCTAATAAAGATAGAAAGTAAGCCAGTTAAAATTGGTAGGATTAAAACTGAAGTGTTAAACACTCAACTTATTTATTATATAGAAGATATAGTAGATACTGGAACAAACTATAGGTTAGCTATAATATATGGAACTCCTAATAGTAAAATATTTATTTCTGACTACAATGAGGATCATTTAAAAAAGATTAGAGATACTCTATGTGATGCTAAAATAGAAAGAACTATAAAAGAAGCTAATTCTTTAACAGAGCATATGGATAAAGCAGAAGCAAAAGCATTACAATTATCTCTAGCTTTGATAGAAAAATAATAATTTATTTAACATTAAAAGTGCATATTTATGGAGAGAAAAACTTAAAAATGAACAATCTTAAAATGTGAAGAAGATATGAAGGGTTATGGAAAAGACATTTTTAATGTAAGAGTAGTAGTAAGATTAGGTAAAGAAAATGCAAAGAAAATTGCTGAGTTATTACAAGTAAAAACATTAGAAGACAAAGTATGGGGTCTGACTGAGTTGATTAATCTAAAACTTCCTCCAAAGACAACTATCTTTCTAGTAAGTGAAATTATTAGAAGAAAATATGAAAGGAGAATTGCTATTGCTAATAAGATCTTGAAAGAATTAGAGAAGGAGGACTAATATGGAATTGAGACTGGAGAGGTTGGTAGAAGCAGGAGTAACAGTCAATCAATTTATGTTATTAGCTACAGTAGAATCTAACTTAATTCCTGAATGTGTGGAAAGAAGTTTTGATGATTTACTAAAGCTACAAGAGAACTTATTCATAAAGATACTTGATAGTAAAATAGTATTAAGAACTAAAGGACAGAAATTAATCTCTACTAGAAATAGTCCTATTAAATCAGATGAAATTATTTCTCTTGCTAAAGAAATGATTGAAATGTTTCCTAAAGGAGCAAAACCTGGAACTATTTATAGATGGAGAGGAACATTAGCTAATATAGTAGTTAAGTTAAAAAGATTTATGTCCAAATATCCTCAATATACAAGAGAGGAGATATTAAATGCTACTAAACACTATGTAGATTCTTTTAGATATGGAGATATGCAGTATATGCAGCTATTAGTATATTTTATTGAAAAAAATGAAATATCTAGATTAGCTGAAGAGATTGAGGCAATTAAAGAAGGTAATGTTGTTGAACATAGAGTTAGAGAAACTAGTATATGACAGATAATATTTTTAAAAGAGCTGTAGAAGATGGATTAAAAGGCTTAAATCAAGGTTTAAATATAGGTTTACCTAGATTAAATGCTTATATTCATGGAGTTCAAAAGAAATATTATTATGTAATAGGTGGTGGACCTAAATCAGGTAAAACAGCATTTCTAGATAATTGTTTTATCTTACAACCATATATTAATGATATTTTACCAAAGAATGAACCTGTTGAATATCACTATTTTTCAATGGAGATTGATTTGGTAGAAAAAATTGCTAAATGGGTAGCATACTTCATGGATATTAAATATGGAATTTATTGTGATTCTAACTATATCTTAGGAAGATGTAAAGATAAATTAACACCAGAACATTTAAAACTAGTAAATGAAATCTATGATACAGATATTGTGAGATTATTTGGAGATTTAGATGAAAATGGTATTCCTAAGAAAGATTCTCCTAAATTAATTACATTTTATCAAGATAAAGAAACTCCAAGCAGTATATTTAATATGATGTTTGAAGTGGCTGAAAGAAATGGTAAAGTGTTAAGAGAGAATATAGTGGAAAGAGATGAATTCAATAATAAGATCACTAAACAAAGGATTGTAGGATATATTCCTAATGATCCTAAGAAAAAGATTATATGTATTGTTGATCATGTAGCATTGTGTAAAAGAAATCCTGGATTATCAGAAAAAGAGAATATAGATAAATTATCTGAAGGTTTTGTTTTTCTTAGAAATCTATTTGGAATGACTATAATAGTCTTATCACAATTTAATAGAGAGCTTGAAAACATTGATAGGTTAAAAGTATCTAAAGATAATTTAGCTCCAACAAGAGCTGATTTTAAAGGTACTGGTAATTTATCAGAAGATGCTAATCTTGTAATTGGTTTATTAAATCCTAATGTCTATCTAAATTTAGATTCTCATCTTGGATATTCCTTAAAAGATTGGGGAAATAGTTATAGAAGTGTACATATAGTTGCTTCTAGAAATATTGAAGGAGATAGTAATATTTCTGTTCTATTAGAAGGAAAAACTGGTAGAATAAAAGAATTGCCTAAAAAAGATGATTATATAGGCTTAGAAAAAATGAGAAATTATAAATTAGAAAAGGGATTATGATAGAATTACCAAAAAAGATTATTACTAAAGCAGTTATTGAACCAAGAAGGCTTTTATTTTATAGTTTACCAAAAGCTGGAAAAACAACAATTTTTTCTCAGTTGCCTAATAGTCTTATTATTGATACTGAGGATGGAAGTGATTTTGTTGATGCTGTTAAAATTAAAGTAGATACACATTTACCTTTAGAAAAACAATATGAACAATTCATGGAAATTCTTAGAGCTATATGGAAAGAAGGATATGATAAAGAAAAAGGAATATATACTCCTCCATATGAGACACTAATTATAGATACAACTACTAGATTAGATGAATGGTCTGAGATTATTGGAACTTTAGAATATATGGATAAACCTCAAGGTAAATCATATAATAGAGATGAGAAAGATAAGAAAACAAAATTATCTCCATCAGATCCTAGATTTGAGAAAGTAACAGCTTTACCTCAAGGATATGGATATATGCATTCTAGAGATGTAATGATGAGATTATATGATAATATTTGTAGGCTAAGTCCTAAAACTATATTTTGTTGTCATGTTAAGGATAAATATGTAGCTCAAAATTTATCAGAAGAAGTATATACTAGAGAAATTGCTTTAACAGGTAAAGTAAAAGATATATATGCATCTAAAGTTGATGCTATAGCTTATGCTTTTAGAGATGGTAATAAACTAAATTTATCTTTTTCTGGTGCTGAAGGCAGTAGATGTCCTTATCTTAGTGGTCAAACAATAACTATTTCTGAGTCAGATGAAAATGGAGAGGTTAAAACTTATTGGGATAGAGTATATCCTAGTTTGAAGAAATAGATTATGAAAACAAGAGGAACTTCTAATTTAAATTTTGATGTAAATGATACTTTGTATTTAGTAGACAATAATGGAAATGTATATGTTACTAATGTAGAAAGAGCATTGCCTTTAACTGTGAGAGTACTCAATCTTTATAAGGTATATGATATAGAAAAATGTAAAAAAAATTCTATTAAAGATTGGAAATTTAACTATGCAACTATAAAAGGAGACTTATATAAATATTCTAGAAGATTTTGTGTATTAGAACAAAATAAATGTTATAACTTGCCTGAAGAAGAATTAATTATATATAGAAATTATCTTCAAAGCTTTAGAACTTGTATTAAATTATTAATTGATAAAAATAAATAGTTATGTTGATTGGAGAAAGAAAAGAGAGTAGAGGATTTTTTCCTTTAGTGGGGGTAGCAACTGTGGAAGTAATAGCAATCAACCCAGATCAAAAAACATTACAAAAAATTATTGGCAAAGAAGTAGAACCTCCTATTTATATTAGGACTCAACAATTTCCTGATGGAGAGAAAGACACTGTAGATATTGTATTTTGGTTAAAAATAAAAGATGCAGTAGCTAGAGAAAGAGTTGTTAGACTCCAACAAACTATTGTAAAATCTTCTTGGACAAGTAAAACTTCAGGAAAAGTACAAGTATTAAATATCTTTGGACATTCTACATGGATTACACCTGCAGAATTAAAAGCTAAAGACACTTCTGCATATCCTTGGTTTAGGCCAGAAGGACTAAGATTAGCTTATAGAGGAGAAGCTAGTGTTGTAGAAACTATTTCTAATTGGTTTAATTTACCACAACCTGGAAAAGTAGAAAAAGATCTTACTCAAGCTTATTGTCAAATAGAAGATGTACCAGCTTTATTTAAAGGAAACTTTAAAGAACTACATCAACTAGTAAAATTAGCTGAAGGTAAAGAACAAACTTTTAAAGTGTTGTGTGGAGTTAGAGAAGGTAAAGATGGTAAAATGTTTCAAACTGTCTATAACAGATCTACTTTAAGAAATTGGATTACAGACTATAGTAAATTAGCTTCTGATATTTCAGATATATCTAATGCTTTCTATGGAGAGAATCCATTTGAATTAAAAGAATATAGAGTTGAAACAACAGAACCAGCTAAACCACAAGAAGTAGAAGAAAAGAAATCAGAAGATCCTTATGATGATGACCTTCCATTTTAATTAAGATATGTTAATTGGTAAACCTCTAACAACAGGAAATAAAGATGAATTAAAGTTATTATTTTATTTCTTAGGAGAATTACCAGTAAACCAATTAATCAACAGTCCTCTAAGGGAAGATAATCATCCTTCATTTTATATCTATTATAATCCTGATGGTAAAATTTATTATAAAGATTTTGCTAGTGGAGAATATGGAGATATAGTTTCATTAATTCAATCTTTTTTACAATTACCTACATTAGCAGATGCTTCAGAATTAATTTCTAAAACAGATGTAAAATGTGAATCTAACATAGCTTGTCATAGATTTAATTACACACCAAAAGAGAAAGAATATGAAATTAAAATAAGAATTAGAGATCTTAACTTAGAGGATATTGAATATTGGGAAACTTATGGAGTAGATCATAAAAGATTAACAGAGTTTGGGGTTTATCCAATTTCACATTATTATTTAATTGATGGAGAATATAATCAATTATTTAGCACAAAAAACTATTGTTATGCATATACAGAATATTATTCAAAATTTTATTATAAAATATACAGACCTTATAGTAAAAGTGCTAAATGGACTTCTAATATTCCTTTCAGTATTTGGGATTTGTATAATTATCTTCCTATTTCTGGAGATGTTGTAATTATTACCAAGAGTAGAAAAGATTCTATGTGTATCATGTCTAATAGTAGTTATCCTTCTGTTAACATGCAAAGTGAAACTGGAAATCCTTCTAAAGAAAAAATCAATGATCTAAAGAAAAGATTTAAAAATGTTTTTATATGGTATGATAATGACTTTAACAAATCTCATAATTGGGGAAGAATGTATGCAACTGAGATTGCAAAGACTCATAACTTAATTCAAGTAGAAATACCTGATGGTTTTGAATCTAAAGATATCTCAGACTTCCATAGAGACTTTGGAAAAACTGTTACTAAAGAATTAATTAAAGAACTTATAGAAAATGGAAAACAAGTATAAAGTAGCTGTATATGGCTCTTTAAGAAAAGGTCTGTATAATCATTATTTAATGTCTCATTCAGACTTTATTAAAACTGTTAGTGTAGAAGTTCCTTTTAAAATGATTTCTATGTCAGATAGATTTCCTGCACTAATACCTACAAAAGAAAATAATCTGGTAGTATTTGAACTGTATAAAGTAGATGACAAGACAGCAAGAAATTTAGATATCTTAGAAGGATATCCTGATTTTTATTCTAAAAAATATATTAAAATTGAAGATGAAGACTATCTAGTTTATTATCTATCTCCTCTAAAAATCGCAAATGAGGAAGAAGTTGTAGAAAGTGGAGATTGGACAGAATTTAAACATAAAAAATTAACAACAAATAAAGAATCATGAGTTTATTTACATCTCTTATTGGAGTTTCTAATAAAGGAACTAATTATTATTATACCACAAGTCCTTGTTGGGGAGCTTTTAATTCTTCTCTTAATACTAAATTACAAACAGAAGGAGAAAAATATCAATTTGTTAAAGTAGGAATCTTTACAGATGGATCTAAATTGTGTCTTACTAATAACACTTTCACTCCTAAGAAAGATATTGAAAAGTATCTTAATTATATAGGTGAAATTATGGAATGTCCATTAGTGAAATTTGAAGATTATCAAACTTGTTATGACTATCTTAGTTATGTTTCAAATAGTCCAGGTAAATTAGGAAAAGGAGATAAATCTGTAGAAAAATTTATACAAGAGAATCCAAAAAACACTTTAAATGGATATCAAGCCACTTTTGATATTAGTAAACCTATGGAATTACCTTCTGAAGCAAGACAATTGTTTTTCAAACATTTTGGACCATTAGTAAGAATGAGTTATGAAAACACATATAATCCTATTCTTAATAGTGTATTGTCATATGAGAAGACTAAACCTTTTCTCTTTAAACATTTTACCTTCTATGAACTTTTATATTTAGAAGCTGTTAAAAGAGGTCTTACTGGACAAGGTCATAGTGCTTGGCCTAGTAATTGTGAGCTTCCAAGTGTTAAAAGCTTTTTAGAAAAGATAAGAAGTAAATCTATACCTTCTAGTATGTTTAATTGTTTTCCCACAATTAAAAGTACAGAATTAGCTTCTGCAATATCAAAAATTATAGACATTAAAGATGAAAACACTTTATTAGAAAAACTTTTACAATTAAATACATCTAAGAAATGAATATTTATATAGCTGGAGACTATGGAGTAGGATATGCTTACTGGTTATTAGATTTTTATAAAGAAGCTCTTATTACTAGAAATATTCTAGAAGCTGATCTAATAATGTTTACTGGTGGAGCAGATATTAGTCCTTCAATATATGGAGAGAACATCTCTAGAACATATTGGGGAAATGAACATAGAGATGAAGTTGAAATTGAAGTCTTTAAGAAAGCAGTAGAATTAGATATTCCAATGATAGGAATATGTAGAGGACTACAATTAATTTGTGGTTTATGTGGTGGAAGAGTTATTCAAGATGTATCTAATCATGCAGGATGCTCTCATAATATCACTTTTAAAGATGGATTTCAATGTATAACCACTTCTTTACATCATCAAATGGTATATCCTTTTGAATTACCAGAAGAGAATTATAGTATTGAAGCATGGAGTACTGAAAGAAGATCTACTAAGTATATTAATGGAGAAGATAAACAATACTCACAAATTCCTCCAGTAGAGCCTGAAGTAGTATTATTTTTTAAGGATAAACATAATAATCCTGTAAAATGTTTAGGAATCCAAGGACATCCTGAAATGATGAAAATTGGAGAATTTCATAAAAGATTAATTCAACTTATTGACAATAACTTATTAAATAAATAAATATGGAAAAAGTAGTAATTTTGTGTGGATTAGGTGGTAGACCTTCAATGAAAAAAGTATTTGCAGAAGTGAAAAATCCAAATGCTTATCTAGTTATTAGAAAAGAATTAAAAAAATCTAAAGGATATATCTTTGAAGTATATTCTAAAGATGAGAATGGTAATATTACCATGACAAAAACAAAAAATATAGACTCTTTATTAGATAAATCTTATTTAATTAAATGGGGAAATAGAATTCAAGTAGATGATTTGGCAAATGTTGTTTATAATACTTCTTCTGCAGTAAAGAATGCTTCAGTAAAAAGTTTAGCTAGAAAATTATTTGCTGAGAATGAGATTCCTTGTCCATTAAATATTACTCCTCAAACAGATAGATCTAAAGTTGTATTTCCTATTATTGGAAGACCTTTACTTCATCATCAAGGTAAAAACTTTTATACCTTTAATACATGGGAAGAATTTTTAGCTCACTATAATGTTCATAAAAAAGATCACTATTACAGTAATTTTGTTCCTAAAGTTAAAGAATTTAGAGCTCATGTAGCTCATAGTAAAATTCTTGCTTTGCTAGAGAAACCTAGACCAGAAGATCCTAATCAAATAGTATGGAATCATGCTCAAAATGCAGAAGCATGGACAGTTATTGGATGGGATGATTATGGAAAATTTGGAAATCTTAGAGAAGGTGCTGAACCTACTAAGAATGATCTTAGATTAGCTAGAGCTTGTGTAGGAGCTCTTAATGCTTTAGGTCTAGATTTTGGAGCTGTTGATGTTGTAGTGACAGAAGATGGTTCTCCATATGTATTAGAAGTAAATACAGCACCTGAGTTATCTAATTCAGAATATGCAGCAGCTAAATATTCTAAATATTTTGATTGGATTGCAGCTTATGAATTAGAAGAAGGTGAAGATAATAAGAGAGAACACTGGTCTTCTCTAGAATATATGAAATCTAAATCATTTTCTTGGAAAGAAATTAATTTTAGACAGAATGACTAGTAGAATTGTTTCTTATAAAAATCCAGTAATAAGAAGAACAGATCTTACTATCTTTAACAGTTTAACAAGCTCAGATATTTATAATGGCCTGGATTTTATCCAGGTCTATACAAATAATTCTAGAACTAAAATGTTTTTAGATAAAGATTTATGTTCTCCTTTATATTATGATGGACATAAAGTAGAATATCTAAACTTAAAAGTTTATAATGAAGAAAATTGTGGACTAGAAGATACAATAAGTTTAGGTTATTATATGGATAATGGTACATTTAGAAGTGTTACTAATATAGATAAATCTTTATTAACATATCAATCTCAAATAGAATCAGATTATCCAGATTTAGTGGCTGTAGATACTAAAAGATTAAAAAAAGATCTTTGGAATCCTGATCCTAATTATTTGTATGACTTTGTTTGTGCTTATAGAGAAGTAGAAGTTCCTTGGAGAACAGATCTTAAAAAATTCTTATGTTATACAACATATGAAAAAGCAACAAAAGTTCTTATTACAAATGCAGTAAATCAAAATTCACTTATTCAAAAAAAAAAGATTAATTTAATATGATTTTACAAGTTATTAAAGATGTTACTCCTTTGTCAGCAGGTATGTTAGTTTCTGCTTTGAGTAGCTATAAATATTCTCAAGAAGCAGATATCTTCAATAGATTAGTACCAGCACCTTTTGAAGAATCTAATGTTGTTAGAGTAAATGGTGTATTAGGAGCTCTTCCAAAAGAAAATTTTAAAATTTGTACAGTAGAAATTACTAATCCTAAACATCCTTTATATAAGAAAAAGTTTGAAATATCTTCTATTATTATGGAAGATCTTAAAACTAGACAGACATTTGAATTTGTAAATGGTGTATTAGATCCATTATCTATAAAAAGTATTGTAATAGATACAGGAGAAAGAACAGTGGAATTATCTCTTGGAGATACTCAACTATCTTTTATAGATAATGCTGAAATTGAAGAATTTAAAGCTTATCTGAGATATGTTGATAGAGAAGAATATGAAGAAACTTTTTCTAGAGAATGGGAAGTTGATGAAGTTGAAACTGAAGAAGACAAAAAAATAGCAGAAGAAAAAGTCTATTTTTCTCATAATACAGGAACAATGACCTTGGAAAGAGGAACTTTATATGAAGTTATTAAATTCATGAAAAAGAATCCAGATACTGGAGAATATTTTGAAGTCCCTCAATCTCAAGCTAGAGTTGCTCAGGTATTAGCAAATGGAAATTTTGTAACTGTATTATTAAGAAATGGTAATATTATAAGAAAATAACTATGAAAAGAGTAGATAACATCTTAATTGGATCTGATCCAGAATTACTTATTTATAACAAGGAAAAAGCAGAGATTGTCTCTGCAATTCCTTTTATTCCTGATTCCTTTTATTCCTGGTACTAAAGATGCTCCTTATATTATTGGAGATAAAGGATATGCTTTACAAACAGATAATATTCTAGCAGAATTTAATATTCCTCCTACTAATAATGTGGATGAATTTGTAGAGCATATGAACTTTATGAAGGGATATATTCAAGAGCATCTAAATAAAATTGATCCTAATCTAACATTATTGCATCTACCTGATGGGCATTTAAAAGAAGAATATTTACAACATCCACAAGCAAAAGAAATTGGATGTTCTGAAGATTATAATGCTTGGAAAGATGGAGAAGTTAATCCTAAACCAGCAGAATTTCCAGGAACATTGAGGACTGTGGGTATGCACATTCATATAGGATATAAAGATCCTGTAGCTCCATTAAATATTATTATAGTAAAATTCTTTGATCTATTTGTTGGAGTTCCTTCTGTATTAATAGAGCCTAAGAATGAGAGAAGAGGAGTTTATGGATCAGCTGGGTCTTTTAGACATTGTAGATATGGAGTAGAAGCCAGAACATTAAGTGGATATTTCTTAAAAGATGATAATCTACTAAGATGGGCTTTTAACAATACTCTTAAAGCTATTGAAGAAGTAAATAAATATTTAAATGACGATGAAGATTCTATTGATATAGATGTATTAAAAGATGAAGTCTTAGCAGCTATGGGAGGGAATGTAGAAGTAGCTAAACAGCTTGTAGAGACATTTAATATTCCTATGGTTTAATTATTTAAAATAATATTATGTGTGGACTTTTTGGTTATATTGGAAAAGATAATAAAAGATTTAGTTGGGATAAGTTTAATGTATTAGGACTTTTTAATGATTCTAGAGGTGGTGATTCTTGTGGAAGATATTTATTAGGAAGAGTTCTTTATGGAGTAGAAAAGAAAAAACTTTATAGAGATTTAGTTTTATCTTATAAAAATGATTCTGTATTTAAAGAAAATAATGTTATTTTAGGACATTGTAGAAAAGCTACTGTAGGTGCTCATACAGAAGCTAATGCTCAACCCATAGTATTATTAAATGAGTCTTTAACAGAAGAACAAAAAAAACAAGAAAATGTTTTAACAGAAGATTTTGTAATGATTCATAATGGTACACTCCAGAATCATGAAGAATTAGCTGAAAAATATGGTATCAAAGAAGTTAAAGGTGAAACTGATTCTAAAATTCTAGCTAAACTAATTAAAAAAGAGGGATTTAAAATCCTAACTGAATATATTGGTGCAGCAGCTATAGTTATCTATGATATTAGAGAAAAGATTTCTAGAGGAGTTGATGTAGTATATATTTTTAGAGGAAAATCTAAAGCTTATAGTACTTCAACAACTACAGATGAAGAAAGACCTTTGTTCTTGTATAATATAGATGAGGATTATTGGTATTTTTCTTCTTTAGAGGAATCTTTATCTTTTATAGATAATTCTAAAGATGATCAAGAAAGAATAGCTCCTGTAGAACCTAATACTTTATATAAATTTGAAAATGGAAAACTTGTAAGTAAAACTGTTTATGATAGGAGTGAATGTCTTCAAAAGAAACCTTATGTATCCACTTATACTGGTCATAATCACAATGCTTATGGTTATGATTATTATAGCTATGGAAGTTATGGTGATGATTATGAAGATGATGTTGCTTATCAGAGATATTGGGAGAGAGAATCTGAAAGATATAAAGAAGGAAACAAATTTAATACTAAGAAGGAAGATAAAAAGATTCCAGTCTTAATAGTTCCTTCTAAAACTAAATTTGATAGTGAGATAGATAAAGAATCTATTGAAGGTTACTATGGTAGTGAGAATATTTTATTTGCTAGAGGTAGATATTATCATAAGAAACAATTGCTCAATGGAGTATATAATTGTTCTCCTTTAGGATATATAACTACAAGTAAATATACTTCAGATTATAAAGTATACTTTATAGATGGCATATTAATTCAACCTCACTGCTATAAAATGGCTAAACAAATTTATACCTTAGCAGGAAAAGTGGATTATATTACACCTTTTATTGCTGAAAATTATCTATATCTTGGAGAAAATGCTTTCACTAGATATGATTTCAAAGTAAAAGGAAATTTATTTGCAACAGGCTATTTTAGTCCTTTATTTTCTTTAAGAAGTTATTTAATTGTTAAGGGAATTAGTGAGTTTTATAAGACTTTTAATACTAAAACAGATTTTAATGATATAGGTAAGAGAGTAGGTATGTCTCATTACTATAGCAACTTTAAATCTGATAGAACAAATGTTTTAAGCCCTGAATGGTTAAGAACAGATTTTACCCAACTTTCTGAATGCATTAAATATTATTTTGGTGAATTAGGTTGGGAAGAATTTAAAGAAGATGTAAAGAATAATTATGAGGATTTATTGTTAGCTCTTAAAAGTGAAAGTTTTGCACAAATAGAAATTTGTAAACAACAGTTTGCAATGTTTGTACAAGAATGTCAAGATATTGCTGGACTTTCAGAATTAGTTGAAGAAGCTAATCAAATTATTGAAGATTTAACTAAAACTTTAAAAACACTGGATTAATTTATGTTTAAGAATGATTTTAATGTAGAAGAAGGAGTTCATTATTTCTTAACTCAAACTATTCCTAGCAGAAGTAGATATTATGATTTTGAGAAAAAAGAGATGAGAAGTTCTACTTCTTCTCTTATTTATGGAGTTGTAAATTTTGATCCTCTATCTCAACAATATTATTATGGTTTCTTTAGTAGAAATTATGCTAAAAATGCTTCTGTAAACATTCTTGGAAATGTAGTTACTGTATTTGATAAGAAATATTTAAAAGAAGTTGGATTCTTGGAAGTTGATCCAGATATGTATATTAATCCTAGAAATCTTGTCTATAAATACAATGGAAAGCTCAGTATGGGAAATAATTATAAAACTCCTGTTAGAAATAGAAAATATCCTTGGATGTATGATTTCCCAAATAACTATGGAGCTAAATTTCTATTAGAAGATTTCAAAAGGTATCATTCTGACAATTACATTCCTAATAGAACAGGTGTATTTAACCTTCCAAATTTAACTTTTGGAATAGAATTTGAAACATGTTCTGGTTCAGTACCACAATCAGAATGTGCTAGATTAGGATTAATTCCTTTAAAAGATGGTTCAATAACAGGAAATGAATATGCTACAATTCCTCATAAAGGAAAAGAAGGTATTGGTGTATTACATGAAACTTGTGAAGTATTACAAAATTATTGTGATATTGACCATCAATGTTCTCTTCATGTTCATGTAGGAGTTCCTACTGTAGATAAAACACTTGTTGTTGCAGCATATCATTATTTTAAAGCATTAGAGCCTCAAATTTTAGCCATGTTTCCCTCAATGATGACAGCATCATCTTCTTTTAAGAAGGGAGATAAAGATTATTGTAAAAAACTAGCTAAAAATGCTTGTGATAATACTCTTAGTGTAGAAAAACAATTTAAACAATTGTTTGATATGTATGCTGAAACTCCAGGTTTTGTATTTGAAGGATTTGGAGCAAATCATCCACATGATAGAGATGGTAATAGAAAATGGGAAGTACATGCTAGATACAAATGGGTAAATCTTGTAAATCTTATTTTTGGTGGAGCAAAGACTATTGAATTTAGAATTCATACTCCAACATTAAATAAGTATAAAGTAATTCCCTGGGTATATATTTGTAATTCCCTAGTGTGGTATTTGCTAAATCATCAGGATGAAATTATTAAGAGTGCTTCTAGTGATAAACTTAAAGTAGATCTTAATTCTATTATTTCTAGTTGTTTTAAGGATAGAACAATTGTAGACTATTTATTATCTTATATTTCCCATAGAATGAAAATGGTAGTACAACATCAAATCTCTTATGGAGACAGATGTGGATTCATTGAAATTCTAGATGATTTTGCTTATTCATATGATTACAAACAAATTGAATTAGTAAAATAAATGGAAATTTTTATACCAGGTAATGTTCCTAGTAGCAAAAATTCTAGAATGATGACAAAGAGTGGGCTTTTAATTAAGTCTCCTCTTTGTTTTAAATATGAGAAAGCTACAAAGGATATTTTTGTTGAAAAGTCAAAAGAATTTAGAGAATATGTAGGAGAAATAGACAAACCTTTGTTTATTAGACTTCATTTTGTTAGGGATAGTAAAAGAAGATGTGATTTTCATAATCTAACCCAATTTATTGCAGATTTACTAGTTAAAAATGGATGGATTGAAGATGATAATATGAATCAAGTTTTCTTTGTCCCTTATAAAATTGAAGGAAAATGGTATTCTGTTGATAAGGAGAATTGTGGTGTTTGGATAAAAGTAGATCAATGGAAAATTTCAGATTAAGTTGTAGTGAACAAGAATTTAGAGAAACTAAGGCATTATCTTATTCTAAGATAGCATCTTATGATAAAGATGGTCCTATTTCTTTAATAACAAAGAAAGATCTTGATGGTAAATCTTACATCATATTTGGTAAATTAGTAGATGATATGTTATTATCTCCTCAAAATTTATACAAATATAAAATTAATAATTATAATGGAGAATTGCCTTCTGGTAGTATTTCTGAAATTATTAATAAATGTGTAGATTTTATCAATAAAACAGGAGAACAGTTAACAGATGAGATTATACTGGAATTCTTTGCACAAAAAGATTTTTATAAAACATGGAAGCCTGCAACTAAGGTAGCAGCTGTATGGAAATATAAAGATTATTTAGATTTTATTTTACAGAATAAAGATTCTATTTTAATAACTCCATTTATGTGGACAACTGCAGAGAAAATTGTAGAAACTATTAAAACTTCTCCAAAAACTCAGCAATGGTTCAACTTGTTAGAAGGACAAGAAGGATTTAATCAAGTAGATCTTATTACTGATTATAATGGATCTAAAGTTAAAGGTGCATTTGATAGACTAGTAGTAGATCATGTTAATAAAACTTTCCAGATAATAGATTTAAAAACTGGAAGTGTTAAATCAGATGAATTTGTAGATCAATTCTGGAAATTCAGGTATTGGATTCAAGCTACTTTATATTATAAAATGCTTGAAGAAATTATAAAAAATGATGATCAATATCAAGATTATGAAATTTTAGATTTTGTTTTTGTTTATATGCCCTCAACAGGAGCAACAATTCCTACTGTATTAACTGTAGAAAAAGATAGAATTTCTGCATTTGAAAATGGTTTTTATATAGGAAGATCTGAATATAAACAAAAAGGACTTAAACAACTAATAAAGGAAATTGAATGGCATTATGAGTCTCAAATTTTTGATGTTAGTTATGATTTCATAAATAAAGAAGGTTGTTATATAATAAATGATAAACAAGTAAGAGGGGAAGATGAATAGTGCAGCTAGAAAATTATTATTACCATTATTAGCAACAAAAGTAAAAATACAATTTCCAGAATTATTAACTAAAGTAACATATGTAGGTTCTTATCTACTTTTGCATTATAAGTTTGATTCTAGTAATGCTTTTTTAAAATATGAAGACTATTTAACTAACCATGAATTATTTAAGAAACATCTTGATAATGGTAATGGTGTGATTTATTCTTTTGATATGCCTAGAGAATTTATTAGAGAAATTAATCTATTTCATAAAGATAGAATAGAAGAATTCTCTGATGATGCTAAGAATATTATCTTAAAAGAATATAAACCTAAAAAGGATTTAGATTTTCTTAAATTAAAATATATCTGGACTACAGATGAAAATGAAAAAAATAAAATCAGAGCAAGTTTTTATGTAGTACCTTCTGATTTAGACAAAATTAAAATAGATCTTACTGAAGAGAAGTTTAATTATCTTAGAGATATGGATCTATCTTTTGATGAAAATATTAGAAAAAAACTAAATTTTAATTGATATGAAGAAAACAGCTGAAGAGTGTAGTGTGAAATATTTTGAAGGAGATGAATTAGCAGCTAAAGTATTTTTATCTAAATATGCAGGTGAAGATGAAAAAACACCTGATAATATGCATCAGAGGTTAGCTTATAATATTGCTCTTATAGAAAGAAAGTATCAAAAAGAATTAGTAAATAAAAAAATAAATATAGATAAACTTTCTGATCTAGGTAGAAATTATGTAAGAGATCTATGTGAGTCTAATGATTATCAAATTAGAGATAAATGGTTTCAATTATTTAAAAATTTTAAATATATTGTACCAGGAGGATCTATTATGGCATCTCTAGGTAAATCTAATAATGTTTCTCTAGCTAATTGTTTTGGTATTGAAGGACCAAAAGACAAAATGGAAAGCATTATGGATAAAGGCAAAGAGATGGCTTATTTATTTATGAGAAGGGGTGGTGTTGGAACACATCTTGATCATTTAAGACCTAATGGAGCTATGGTAAATAATGCTTCTAAAACAAGTACAGGAGCTCCTAGTTTTATGGAATTATATTCTACAGATGTTAAAACTATAGGTCAAAATGGAAGAAGAGGAGCATTAATGTTATGTATGTCAGATATTCATCCAGATATATCTGAATTTGTTACAATAAAACAAGATTTAACTAAAGTTACAGGAGCTAATATTTCTGTGAAATTATGTAGAAATTTAGTAACAGCTGCTCAAAAAAATGAAGATTGGTTACTAAAATGGCCTATTAATTCAAGATTAGGAGAATTTATTAATTGGAATTCTAAAGATTTTGAATATAATAAGTTATATTATGCAGGAAAATCTTATTTTAAAAAGGTAAAAGCAAATGAATTGTTAGATTTAATTATTGATTGTGCTTGGAAAACAGCTGAGCCTGGAATACTATTATGGGATAATATTATTAATTATGATCCTGCTTCTGTATATCCTAGATTAAAAGCTGTTACAACTAATCCATGTGGAGAACAGCCATTAGGTGATGCTGATTCATGTAGATTATCTCATATTAATCTTTTATCACATTTGTAAAAAATCCTTTTACTAGTGAAGCCTCATTTGATTATGAACTATTTAGAAAAATAGCATATGAACATGTAATCTTTCTGGATGATATTATTGATTTGGAATGTAAAAATATTGAAAACATAATCAATCATTCAGATGCTAATAGTGAAATAGAACTTTGGAAAAGAGTTCTTGATGCAGCTAAAAAAGGTAGAAGAATTGGATGTGGATTCACAGCCTTAGGAGATACTATTGCTGCAATGAATCTATCATTTAAAGATTCTCATTATTTAGTAGAATCTATCATGGAAACTAAGTTTAAAGCTGAATTAGAAGCTAGTATTGATTTAGCTTATCTTAGAGGAACTTTCTTAGATTATGACTATAATTTAGAATATCCTGAAGATAAACCTAGTAATCAATGGTATGAATTCTTGATAAATAATTATCCTAAACTAGTTTCTAGAATGAAAGAACTAGGAAGGAGAAATGTTTCATTAAGTACTGTTGCTCCTGTAGGATCAGGATCATTATTAACTCAAACTACTAGTGGTATAGAACCAGTGTTTAAAACTTTATATGATAGAAGAGTTAAAGTGAATGCTTTTGATGAGAAATATGATTTTGTAGATCCTAATACTAAAGAGAAATTTAAAGTATTTACAGTTGCTCATAAAGGATTCCAGAAATTCTGTGAAATAACAACTGGAAAGAAGTTTAATGAACTATCTAAGAGTATGATTAATACTCTCTTTAAATCTTCTCCTTATTATAATAATGAAGCAGCAGATATTCCTTGGCAAACAAGATTAGAGATTCAAGCTATTATCCAAAAATATACTACTAGTTCAATTAGCACAACTATTAATTTAGCCTCAGATGTAAGTAAAGATGTTGTAAAACAAATTTATCTTAATGCTTATAAAATGGGACTTAAAGGAGTTACTGTTAACAAATAGGCAGCCTTATACAGTAATGTATATTGAATAACCTTCTAAATTGCTGGAACCTCCTAAAGCTTAACTACTACAACATAATCTGAGAGGATAAGTGTGAATGTTAGAAAAATGTTAAGATGAAAAAATTATTTGGAATTTTATAATTTTTATACTATCTTTGTATAATTATTGTAAAACCTTTTAATTTTTAGAAATGGAAAATCAGCAGCAAAATTCTAATTCATTTTGGAATGATATCATTAAAGAGTATTTAGATGGAGAAAGTATGAGTAAACTTTCTATAAAGTATAATATAAATTTAGGAACTTTAAGATATCATTTGATTAAAAATTCTATAAAAGTAAGATCTGTTAAAGAAAGCTTTGTTGAGAAACCAGAAATTAAATTTAGTACAGAATTTAGATCTTTACTTATTGGTTTAATTTTAGGAGATGGAAGTCTTAGAATAAGTAAAAAATTAAGAAACCCCTACTTTTCTTATACAGATAAACATAAAGAAGTACATGAATATTTAATTTCTATTTTTGAGAAAAATAATATAAAATGTTCAAAGATTTTCTATAGAAAAAATTCTGAATGCTATAGTTTTCAAACTGAAACAAGAAGAGAGTTTCTAGAACTATATAATTTATTCTATCCAAAAGAAATAATGATTCAGCAAAAACAAAATAGAAAAATTCTTCCTAATATTATTTTAGACAAGATAATGTTATTATGGTGGTATATTGGAGATGGAAATAGCTCTAGACAATCTAAGTCTAAGACTCATAGAGGACAAATCTCTTGTAAACATTATAATGAATTTATTTTGTCTCAGTTTAAAAAATTTGGAAATTGTAACTATTATAAGTATAATAATGGAGGAGCATATTATTTAAGTAATAAAGCTTTAATAGAATTTTTAAAATTTATAGGAGACTGTCCTTTAGAATGCTATAAATATAAATGGATTACAAGATGTTCAGAGACTATAATGGAGGAATCCTAGAAATAGGATTATGGTATAGTCCAATCCTTTATGAAAGTAAAGGTAGAAATGCTATAGAGATGGTAGTAGAAGTGGTGTTTTAGTATCTACAGATAATAAGATTAAAGATCCTTCAAGAAAGGCACCAAAGAGACCTTCTGAGCTACTTTCTCATATTCATAATATGAAAGTTCAAGGAAAGAATTATCTTTGTGCATTAGGCTTCTATGAAGGTAAACCATATGAAATATTTGTATGTCCTACACCAGAAGATATTAAATTACCAGATATTGGTAAAATTGTTAAAATTAAAAAAGGATATTATCAACTACAAGATCAAGAAGGAAAAGTTATTATAGAAAACTTTGTAGATGTAATGGATGATCAATTAGAAATGATTACTAGAATTCTATCCATATCTATTAGAAGTGATGTTGGTTTTAACTTTTTAATTGATCAATTAAAGAAAAGTAAAGGTGAATTAACAGCTTTTCATAAAGTATTAGCAAGAACTATTGCTAAATATGTTGATAATAAAGCAAAAAGTGGAGAAGATTGTCCTATATGTGGAGCTAAAATGATATTCTCAAATGGGTGTGTTGTATGCCCAAATGATGGCTATTCACATTGTGGTTAATCAATGGTAATAAATAAAAACAGTATAGTATGGAGAGATTTAATGAAGAAGGAGAGCAAATACTGTCATTTATAGAAGTGGTTTGTCCTAAACCTAGGATGAATATAATAGATGCTACTAGATGTATGCTTAATGAAGATAGAATTATAGGTAATTATGATTGGCCTGAAGATAAAATTCTATTTCAAAAAGAAGGAGAAATTATAGTGATTCCAGGTAATACTACTTGGAATCCTACTATGAGAGAAATGTTGTCTGGTAACTATTATATTATAAAATAATGATACATTTTTGTTCTGAGCAGAAAAGAGTTGTTGGAAGTAGTGTTTGGGAAGAAGTAGAAGTTCAGGATATAATATCTTATTTTAAAAATCATAAATTTATTGCCTTAGATACTGAAACTAGTGGACTAGATCCACATTCTTGTGAATTACTATCTATTCAATTTGGAGATTTTGATCAGCAATTTGTGATTGAGTATTCTCCTAATATATTAGAAAAATTAAAACCATTATTATTAAGAAAAGATGTAGTTTGGGTACTACAAAATGCAAAATTTGATCTTCAATTTTTCTATAAGCATGATATTATTCTAGAAAATATATTTGACACATATTTAGCTGAAGGTGTATTATATTGTGGATTTGATGATGTTAAATTGCCAAATTATGTTAGAAAATCTTTAGATGTTCTAGTTCTTAAATATTGTGGTGTCTTATTAAATAAATCTATTAGAGGAACTATTAATAGAGTAGGACTTACTGATAAAGTTATTGAATATGGTGCCAATGATGTTAAATATCTGATTCCTGTAATGACTTCTCAAATGGTTAAAATTAAAGAAGATGGTTTATGGGGTGCTATTAAATTAGACAATAAATTTGTTAAGGTATTAGCATATATTGAATATTGTGGTATTTATCTTAATAAAGAGAAATGGCTAGCTAAAATGGAAGATGATTCCAAGAAGCTATCAGATATGGAATTTGCTCTGAACAAATGGGTATTTGAAAGATTTGGTGATAAATATGTTAATAAACAATTAGATCTTTTTAGTGCAGCTAAAAGATGTAGTTTAAATTGGAGTTCTTCTAAACAAATTATTCCTATCTTTAAAGAACTAGGTGTAGATACTAAAGTCAGAGATAAGAAAACAGGAAAAATGAAAGATTCTATAGAAGCTAAGCATATAGTTAAACAAGTTCATGTGTCTCCTCTTATACAAATGTATATTGATTATAAGAAAGCACAGAAATTGGTAACTACATATGGACAAAACTTCTTAGATGCTATTAATCCTAAAACAGGAAGAATTCATGCTACATTTTGGCAAATTATGAATACTGGTAGAACTTCTTGTGGTTCTGGAGATAATAAAGATGATGATAATAGTATCAATCTTCAAAATATTCCTTCAGATAAAATAACTAGAGGATGTTTTACTAATCAATTTGAGAACACTATCTTAGTAGATTGTGATTACAGTCAACAAGAAGATAGAATGTACACTCAATTATCTAAAGAGCCTGCACTTATAGATTTTTATAATGATACTACTAGAAAAAGAGATGGTCATAGTTTTACTGCAAAATTATGTTTTCCTAAGGAATTAAAAGATATTCCAGAAGAAGAAGTAAAACATGTAAGACCTGATCTTAGAAGTAAAGCTAAAGGTGCTAAATTTGCAATTTTATTTGGTGGTGTTGGTGATACTATTGCTAAGAATTTAGGATTATCTAAAGAAGAAGGAGATGAAGTCTATGATGCCTATATGAAAGCTTTTCCTAAATTAAAAGAATATTTTGACTATATCAAACCTATTGTTGTCAAAAATGGATATGTCTATTTTAATAAAGTTACTGGAAGAAGATCATATTATCAAATATTTGATGAATATGAAAGACTTTCTAGAACTATTGATAAACAATGGTGGGAGAATTACAAACAACATAAATTTCATCAAACAGAAGATTTTTTGACATATTATAAGCCTACTTGTAAAAGATTTTTTAATCTTAGAGGAGATTTAGAAAGAAGAGCATTAAACTTTCCTTGCCAGGGTAGTGCTTCAGATATGTCTAAACTAGCTGGAGTTTGGTTTTTTGATTGGATTCTAAAAGAAAATTTATTCAACAAAGTTAAAATAAGTAACTTTGTCCATGATGGCCTATAATTTGTCATGGTTAAACTGTGTTAATTGCTGGAACATCCTTAGAGACATTTAAACTACAAAGTAATTAGTAATAATAAACTTGAATGTTAAAAATTAAATGTATTGGACAATCAGCAGCTGGAAATCTTATTGAGATAACTAGTTCAGAGACTATCCTATTTAGGAGTAAGCCTCAAAGGAGGTTGAAAAGCACAGATAGAATATAATATTCTATAAGATATAGTCCCAACTTATATGAAAGTATAAGAAAGTATATGAAACTGATATACTTGTAAGATAATGGAATATCTTTTAGAAACTCCCAAAGATATAGCAGATAAATGTGCAAAAGCTTTAAAAGAATGTATGGAAAAAGCAGGTAGAGTATTTATAGATGTAGTTCCTGTAATTGCAGAACCTGAGATAACAACAGTATGGCAACATTAAAGAAAATCTAGAATGAGTAATATTGAATTTAATGCTATCTTATCTGATATAATTAATGATATATTAGGAGTAGCTTGGGATTATAATAAAGATGGAGATGCTTTATATACTGAAGATGTTCTTAATATAATTAATATGTATAAGAAGAAATGAAACATATAATGATAGATATAGAGACTTTAGGAAAAAGTGAATTTGCTCCTTTAGTCAGTATAGGTGCTATTGAATTTAAACCTGAAGATAATAAAGCTTTAGGAAGAGAATTTTATCAAGTGGTAGATTTAGGAGAATCTGTTATAGGATATGCTATAGATGTAGATACTCTTAAATGGTGGATGCAACAATCTGATAAAGCTAGAGAAGTTTTTAAAGAACAAGGTCAACCTATGCAGAGTGCTTTAATAATGTTCTCTCAATTTATCAACCAAATAGCAAAAAATGATGATTTTAGAATTTGGGCTAGAGGTGATTTAGACTTTAAAATATTAGAACATAATTGTAAACTATGTAATGTAAATATTCCTTGGGAATATAATCAGAAAAGAGATTCTAGAACATTTATAGAAGAATTAATAGATTTCTGTCCATGTTTTCAAGAAGAAAATGATAATGAACATAATGCATTAAGTGATGCTATATATGAAGCATTAAAAGTGATGCATATCATGTCTTACCTAAGAAAAATTTAATATGCAAGTTAAAATAAAGAAACTACATTCAGAAGTAAATTTACCTGTGTATAAAACTATAGGAGCAGCTTGTGCTGATATTCAAGCTTTTTTTAAATATAAGTCTTTAGATGAAATAATGTGTATTCCTAATAAGGAGTACACTTATAAAAGAGTCTATGATTATTATGATGAAAAAGAAGAAAAAGTTTGTTTAGAAAAACTAGTATTATGTCCAGGAGATAGAATGCTTATACCTACAAGTATTTGTATGGAAATTCCTGAAGGATATGAAATAGTTATTAGGCCTAGATCTGGTTTAGCTTTCAAAGAAAGTCTTTTAGTAGTTACAGGAACTATTGATTGTGATTATAGAGGAGAAATTTTCATCAGTGTTTATAATAATAGTAAAAGAGACTTTATTACTATTAATAACTTAGATAGAATAGCACAAGTAAAATTTCAAAAAGCTGAACAATGTGAATTTATTGAAGGAGAATTATCTGATACTGAAAGAGGTGATGGTGGTTTTGGTCATACTGGAAAATAATGAATAGAGATCTTTATAATCAATTAAAAGAAAAACTTTATGATATTTATTGGTGTTATATATATTCTAAAAGAGAAACTTTAATAGAAGAATATATAGAAGAACATTCAGATTATTTTCTTGAAGTTATGGAACAAGATTTAAAAAATAAAATCTTATTCAAGAAAGCTGAAACTATGTTTATTAATATAAACTGCATTAAAAATTTTTCTTTTAAAGAAGCAATAAAAAATGCACTTAGATCTTATATAGAAAAACTTTATTTTGAAGAATTTCATACTGAAGCAAACTTAGCAATAAAAGCTTTTATAAAAGCAGTAGATGAACAAAAGATAAATTTTGATTTAGTGGAAAAACCTTTCAAAAAAATAATAAAAACTCTTGTAGAAAGACATATTAAGAAAATTCAAAAAGAACATGAAGATGGATTATGAAAGAACATTTTTATTTGCAGATCCTCATTTCTATCATAAAAACATAATAGGTTATGAAAATAGACCATTTAAAGATGTTTATGAAATGAATGATATTATTATTAGTAATTGGAATAAAGTTGTTAAAAAACAAGATAAAGTATTTTTAGCAGGTGATGTTTCTTTTGCTAATAAGATGTTAACAGAAGCTATTATAAATCAATTAAATGGAGATATAGTATTAATTTTAGGAAATCATGATCTAGATCATTCTTATTCTTTTTGGAAAACTCAATTTAAAGAAGTTTCTAAATATCCTATAGTTATAGATAAATTCTTTATTATATCTCATCATCCTATGTATTTAGAATCTAATTCTCCATATGTTAATATTTATGGACATGTACATAGTGATGATAGATATAAAGATTATACTAATAACACTTTTTGTGTAAGTGCAGAGAGAATTAATTATACTCCTATATCTTTAGCAGAAATAATTACAAAAATGAAAAACTATGAACCCTAGAAAGTTTGCTTTGACACTTTTAAAAAAGGCAAAAGATTTAAAAAAATTTAATCCAGATCTTAGAGAGGGTCAAGCTATAATTATTCAATTATGTAGAATGAATCAAAAATATTTTTTAGATCTACCTAATGAATATAATTGTTTTGAAGATGATTCTAAGATACCTGCTTTATTAGAATATATATCAACTCTTAAAAAGAAAAAGAATGAAGATAATAAATCAAAGTGTGGAGCTAATAGAAAGAGGAAAAAGTAGTCCATCTGAATTTGTAGAATTGTGTGCTAAAAATTGTTATAAATCTAATTTAGCAACTACTAAAGAACAAAGAATTAATTTCATTACTAGTCTTGTAAGAAGAGGACACACATCTGTATTTGAGCATTGTGGAATTTATCTAAAATATACATATGGTTATGTTAGAACTAGATTCTCATATTTCTTAAAGAATCCATATACAGTAATAAAGAAGAAAGATGGAATGTGTTATATCTACACTAATTTAAGAGTTATTGTAGAGAATGATATAGATTTATTTGAAAGAATTATTTTAGATAAACCTACTGTTTCTTATTTTGAACCAGAAAAGAATGATCCTAATAGAATAGTTACTTTTAGAATTATTACTGACCATGGTCAAGAAAGAAGCTTCTTAAGACATAGATATAATAGTTTTACAATAGAAAGTACTAGATTTATTAATTATCTTAAAAAACTAGGTATTACATTTATTACTTGGCAGGGACAAGATAAAAATGCATGGATATATAAATTATCTTGTAAAATCAGTGCTTATCTTTATAAACTATTAATTAAAAGAGGAGAAACTCCTGAAATTGCTAGAACTGTCTTAACTTTAGGACATAAAACAGATATTATCATGAGTGCTCCTATATGTAAATGGAACAATTTCTTTGATTTGAGATTAGATAAATCAGCTCATTTTCAAATTAGAGAATTAGCCTTAAAAATGTATGATTTAATACAAAATTTATGAAGATAGCTTTTTGTGGGAGAAAGGGAAGTGGAAAGGACACAGCTGCAAAACTCTTAAATTTTTATTTAAGTGGAGGTAAATCTATAACAGAAGAAGTAAAAGATGGAACTATTAATAGTATTTTAAGCATATCTAGAGAACATTTTAGATTTGATACAATATCTTTTGGAGATAAACTTAAATCTTTGTTACTAGATATTTATGATTTGCCTAAAGCAAATAAGTATCTCTTATATTGCTCTACAAAAGATGATTTATATTTTGATTTAGAAAAAAATTCTATTCAGAATTCAGATTCTGCTACTAGTATTCCTTTAAGAACACTATTACAACAGACAGCAGATAAAATTAAAAAAACTTTTGGAGAAGATTACTTTATTAAATCTCTATTTAGAACTATAGAAAATTATTGTAAAAAAGATGTTATAGTTCCAGATTGTAGATATATAAATGAATATGAAGCTTTAAGAGATAAAGGATTTTATATTATTAAAATTGAAAGAGATAATGTTTTAAAAGATGATCATGATTCTGAGAATTCAGCTGTAAATTTATCAGATGATATGTTTGACATTAAGATCTCTAATAATGGAACATTAAAAGACTTAGCATTTATATGTCATGATATTTATTGTGAAATATCAGATTACATAAAAGATGAGGATAAAATTTCAAAAAAAAATCCTAATGAATTTTTAAAAAATTATTTTTCTAATGCTATAGATCCATTTATAAAACAGATAAATAATATGATTGTTCAAGCCAGATATAGTGGAACTAATCCATGTAGTGAAGATTTGCTTAATAATCCATATTCAAGTATGTACTACTATGATTGGAAAAGTATAGTTATAAATAATGCAATTGATACTATTAAAACTAATCTTAGGTTTTAAATAATAAAAATATAAGGAGGAAAGTAGTAATACCTTCCCCCTTAGTTTTTTTTATCTATCTAGTCTAGACCATACCATTTTAATTTTTCATCAATAGTCACAAAATCAAATATTAATCTACTACCTGGAACTAATCTTAAAGTTTTAATAAAGCCTTTATTCCATCCTTTATAATCCCCTTTTTCATAAGTTTCAAACCATGCACCACTAAAAACATCACTTAATGAATCAACTAATCCTAATATAGCTGTAGGAGATTGAAACATCCTAGTGGTTTCACTAAATATACCTAATGGAGATAAAGCAGCTAATTCTGTTCTAGTTCTAGCTAACATAAGTCTAAGTGCTTGTAGTCTTTTTTCATTATCTTCATCAGCTTTTCCAGCTAATGCTCCAATAGTCACAATCAATATAGTCATTATTCCTAATGTTGCTAATTCTGTAATAGCAATATGCATATTTTGTTTTTGACCATTAGTTAATTTATCCCAAGCAGTTAAAATATTAAAATGAGCATCCTTTAAATCATACCATACAAACTTTAATAAAGTGTTATAATATCCTTCAGTATAAATGCCTAAAGAAGTATCTAATTTATTTATAGAATATCTTCTATTAAGGTTAGGACCTAAGAATGATCTAAAGATAGAAAAAGCTCTACCAATACTTCTTGATTGTAATGGAGCCCTATCTATTTTATCAGTCATACCAAACAACTGAGTGTTTAGTTTTCCTAATCTGTTCATAAAAGCTACTAAATCAGATTTAGTAAAATTACTTCCATCTAGATTTTTAGTTCCTTCTTTAATACCAGGAATTCCATTTTTTACTTCAAACTGATCATATAAAGAAACTTTCTTGCCTTCAGAATTTAATACTTTAGTATTATGAAGCATTGCTATTCCAACACTCATTTTATTACTAAAATCTCCCAATTGTATAGGAAGCATTAAAGAATTGAAAGATAGTCCTCTAAGTAATTTATTCTTTACATTAGAATTAAGATCTTTTAATTCTTGATCATAATCTCCTAGCATATCAAAAAATGAAGTAAGATAAAATAACTTAGAATCTGGAGTAATTGATCCAACTTCAGCTAGATATTCAGGCATTAATTTCATTACTTCTTTTGCAGCAAATGCTCTGTCTTTATAGTCAAAAAATCTTTTAGAGGCAGCCTCATTAAGAATACTTAATTCTCCAGTTATCTGATTTGCAAAACCAACAAATGGAGAACCTCCCAACATAATATATTGTACAGCATCTCTCACTGCATTCATAGATTTAGCAATATCAAATTCTCCTTTGATAAAAGGTATTTTAAAAGAACCTTCATTTTTCTGGTACTCTCCATATAATCCTTTATCTATAAGATCTTTATACCCTTTATAAAGATTTTCTGCTTTAACTTTACTTTCTCTTTGAATTAATCTGGTGAGAACAGGAATAGTTACTTTAGATTCTAATCCATTACTACCAATTTTAACCAATCTTTCTGATAAAATATTCTTCCCTACTTCTAGAATATCAATCATTTTAGACTTTAAGTTATAATTAATAGACATATCATAAAATCTAAGTACATTTCCTATTAAATCTGTAGAAAAAGTAGCATCTTTTATCTTACTTGTATAATAAATAGGTAAGAATTGTACTGTATTACCTTCAAAATCTTGAAGTCTTTCTTCATATCTGTACCCAAATTCATCTTCATCAGCTCTAATTTGAATTGCAGATAAAGCATCTTTAGTTTTAAAAGCTTTAATAAATCCTTCTTGAACAACTCTCTCTCTAAAATCTGCTCTAATTCTAGGAGCCATATTAGGAGTTACTCCTTTTATATCAGCAGGTAGTAGATTAAGAGATTCTTTCATAATCTTATTAATAGTATTATAGAATTTTAATTTAGCAGGATTATTTTTAATTTCTTCAAAAGCTTTATTCTTTTGTTTAGGATGTGCTAATTCTCCATATACATTAGGAGTATGTATAGTATTACCTTTAGAATCAATATATTCATTAACATTTTTAGATTTCCATCTTAAGAATTCTCCTCTAGATAAAGTTTTTTCTTTATTATACAAGATATTTTCCCATCCTTCTACTCTTTCTACATATTTTCTATTAAACTCAGACCATATTTTAGCCCATTCTTTTTGTAAGTCTGGATTAGCTATAAAAACTTTTTCTCTCTCTATAGGATTTTCAGGGAATTTTTTTCTTAAAGTTTCCCACAATTTAGATTTAGCTACTTCATAACCTGAATAATCCCATTCTGAATTAAAATTTTGTGAATATTCTCCATTTATTTTTTCAAATATCCAATCAAAATCTTTAATCCCTGCATCATTTAATTCTTTTACAGCATTTATTAATTGATAGTGAACATCTTTAACTTTCATTCTCTTTTCACCTTCTGTATTTTTAAAAGCTGTTGCTACTAAATTAATAATTATATCAGGATTATCACTTGCTGAAGATATCCATCTATTAAACAAATTATTATCTTTATTGGCTTTTGTTAAACTATCAATAACTTGTTGTCTAGTTAGTTTTTCACCAAATGGATTTTCAACTTCTACAAATTTATCAAATTGAGTTCCTATCCACTTAGCAAAGATATTAAACATTTTTAATTGAAGTTCATCATTAATAGCATTAGATTCTATTAAGAACTCTGAAATTAAAGAATGCATCTTATTATTAAATTCTGGATCTGATTTATCTTCTCTTAAATATCTTTGCATATCTGTAACTATAGGTTGGACAGATACTAAGAAAGATTTCATTCTTCTAGCAATATGAGCAGACTTTGAGATAGAATTGTTAGAAAGTAATTCATTCTCTTTATTTAACTGTTCTGTTAACTGTTGCATTACTTTAGAAGCTCCACTAATATAAGAAGCTATTCTTTCTTTAACAGTACCTTTTTCTAAAGCACTATTTAACTCAACCACTAACTTTCTTTGAGCATCTTTAGTGCTGATACTAGATAATTGATTTTCATAAATCTTAAGTCTTAAAGCTTCTGTTTCAATAACTTTATTCATAACATCTTCTAAAGATTTAGCTCTATTACCAATAGAATATAATTTATCTATAGAAGATTTCAATAAAGAAGTTTTATTTAAATCTTTAGCTTTACTAGTTAAAATATCATGAGCAAATTCTTTTAATTCATTATTTAAGAGTTTTTCTAATGAAGTATTATCTTTAGAACTAAAAATTGATTTTAAGGCATTCCAGAGCCTTTCTAAGAGATTTTTAGCTGGTTTATAAGATAAAGTATTAACATCAATAAGATATTGTCCCAAAAGCTTTCCTATAGCTTCTTTAGCTAAAAGATCTTCATCTCCTTTATAAGCTAGATTATACTCACTAAATTCATCTCCTAATATATTTTTATAAGCTTTATTTTGTTTAATTAGATTCATCAATCTATTAACAAATGGAGAATCATTCATAGCTTCTACAAAGAAGTGAGCTCCTTCTTCTCCTAAAGCTTCTAAAGATATTTCATTTTTAGCAAATTTAATAGCTTTATTAGTAATATCTGCAACAGCTAAATAATCTAAACCATATTGAGATTTTAAAGAGTCAACAGTTTGAACTTCTACCCCAAGTTTTTTTAATTCATCTAAGATTCTATTTTTAATAGAATTCTGAATATCAGAAGCAGATAAAGAATATTTAGGATTATTTTTTATTTCTTTTGCAGTAATATATTTATTTAGAGATTTATCATACAATTGATATTTAATACCAACAGATACTACATCTACATCTTTTAATCCTGCAGCTTTAATAGTATTATTTAAATCAATGGCTTGATCAACTTCTAATTTAAATTGACCTTTATTATTCATATGATATCCTTCTACTATATCCATTAAAGCCTCTTTACCTAGTTCTAATGTTGTAGTATTCTTAACAGGTTCAGCTTTAGAAATATCTGTATTATTATAAGATTCACTATTTAACAATTCTAATGCTGCAGTTTTTAAAGCATATTCTTTATCATTATACTTCTCAAAATTACTTATATAAGTAGTATTTATATCTCCATCTGCTGTCCTATCTAAGAAATTTCCTTTATTTTTATTCCATAAATAATAAGCAGAATTTTCACCAAATAATCTTTTTAATGTTTCAAATTCTTCTTTTACTTGTGGATCATTTAAATTTGGACAAATCTTCATATTTAAAAAATTATAGGGGATTTGATATTATCTCCTCCCCATTATTATTATTTACCTTTACAATGATTCTTTATTTGTTCTGCTTCTTTAGCTACTGAAGCTAGTTTATCAGATAATTCATTATCTAATTCTTCATTATTTTGGGTATCAGTTTCTCCTTCTATCATAGCTTTTATTAAATCTATTTCTGCTTGAGTTTCATGTCTTTTTAAATTAGCATTCAACTCTGAAGATTTCATTAGTTTTTCAGATAAATTATTAGAAGTAAAACTAGATTCTCCCTCAATAAATTCAAAAATAGTTGATGTACCATAACTACCTACTCTTTGATATTCAGCTGTTTCTTTAGTGGCTCCTATTAACTTGTATAATTCTATTTTTCTATTATTATTGAATTTAATATACCTATAAGGAATTTTAATATAGGAACCTTCTTTTATATTAATAGAACTAGAATGGCTTAATGTTAATCCTGAATGATCTTTATCAGTAAATTTATAATTATCTCCTTTACTAATTTCAGGAACTATTCTATTGTTTCTAAAGTTATTTACTATATAAGAATCAATTAAGTTATCTATATTAACCCTAATATTATCATCAAAAATAGTTTCTCTAAATAATTCATTAAATCCTGGAATATTGTTAATCATAGAAATTGGAACTACATGATTAAAACTATTAGGTGTGACACCCCATCCACTAATAACAAAATTATATTTCAATAAATCTTCAGCTAATTTAGTATATTTAGGAGTTCTCCATAAATATTCAAAAGCTCTAATAGCTTCATCTTTAGCTACTTCATTATCAAATCTAGAGCCACTAAATTTAATTATAGAAATAGATTGTCTACCATTTAATGTTGATTGAAATTCATTTTGAACAGTTAATCTTCTAGTGAATTCATTTACATTTTTAAGATAATTATCTTTATTTATAATTTCTAAAAATTTTCTAGGAAATTTATATATCCAAGCATTTTTTTGCTCTTTTGTAAATCTAAAGAAATCTAAAGATTCTGTTAAATGATTAAGCATTATAGTATTTAACTCATCTATTTCACTTCCAGTTAAGTCATCATGAATAGCTTCTGACAACAAAGATCTATAAGATGTAAAAATATTAGTGTTAAATGGAGTATATTTAGATATAAAATTATCATATTCTACCACACCATTAGTATTAGCAGAAATTAAAGATTTTTTTATATTTGGATCATGCATTAATTTTTCATATTCTTCTCCTCTAGAAACATAAGTTAGAATATCTCCTAAACCTGAGATAATAGATTTTCTACTAAGTTTTTTAGCTTTAGCCAAATTAGCTATTGTATCTCCTGGATTAGGAGCTGCTCCATAAGTTTCTGATCTCATTGCTGAATTAATAGATCTCAAAACATTTGCTGGTTCTATAAGATCTCTAAAAGCTTCTAGAATAAGAATTTGCTTTGCATTTTCATACAAATCAATATCTCCACCACTCTTATTAAAATTCTTTATAGCTTCAATAAGATCTGATTGTTTAAATTGAGTGAAACCATTCTTTTTAAGATCTAATCTAGATTGTTCATTAGTATGTTTAGAAAATACTTTAATAACTTCTTCTATGCTATCTCTATAATTAAACATATCTCCTTTAGCCATTACCTTATCAGATAATAATCTTAAAGAAGGTTGAGACATAAAATACATTACTGTTTTAGGATCAAAACCCATTCTTAATAATAATGTATAAGTACTAGCAGTAAACATATTTAAATTTACTTTAGAAGCAGTTAATGTTTTAGCATTATCTACTACTGTAGCTAAGAAAGATCCTAATATATTAGTAACATTGTTAGTTCCATCTAATGTTTTGACAGGACTTATTTTTGTTACAGTTTTTCCATCTAATGTAATAGCATTTTTTTTATTAAGATTAACATTATAAAATTGTAACATAGAATGGTTAGCACTATTAGCTGCAAATACACCAGTTAATGCTTTTCCTGCCATATATTCATAATAAGTATCTGTTAAAAAACTAGGATCAAATAATCTATCCCCTTCTAATTTTTTCCTATCTATTTTTTCTAAAGTACTTATAACATCAGCAAACATAGAAGTATTAGCTCCACTTACCATTGTTTTAAAGGCATCTCTAGAAGTAAGAATACTATACATAATATCTATTAAAGCATTATTAGATGCTTCTACAGATTGTTTTTCAGGAGATTGTTTATAATTATATTTTATTTTCTCTAATTTAGATTTTTGAAAAATAAGATCTGAATGCTCTTCTAAGAATTTAGAAACTTCATTCATTGCTTCTGATTCTTCAGTACTTAGTTTTTCTCCAGAATCATATCTTTCTAATAAATCACTGAGATAATTCATCTCTTCTTGATAATTACCTGATGAGAAAATATCTGATAATAATCCATTATTTACCATCCAAGTTCTTATCTTAGATAGATTATATCTAGCTGGAGTATATTTGGCAGCATAAGATAGAAAATACATCTTATCAATCACTTATTTCATCTACTTTCATAGATGAGTGGACTATATCTTCAGTGTTTCCACTGCTTTGCATTTCATCATTTTCATGATTACTCAAGATATCATATATATCTTGACTCTTATTAAACTGTATTTTATATAACATTGAAGGAATTTCTCTAATTGTGGGAGAAACTATATCTAAAAATTTTCTTCCTTCTTTTGTGCCACAACAAAGAGAATAACTATCTTCTTTTTTTCCTTCATGAAACATATAAAAAGAAACATTCCATTCTTCTTTGAAATAGTCTATAATTACCTGTACTTGATCTTTAGGTAAACAAGTGCTTATTTTAATATAAAAGCCTCTTATTATACCTTCTCTTTTTTTAGGATTTAAATTTCCATCATCCATAAACCATATTGCTATTCCTTTAGCATCTAGTCTATTTAAAAGTTTTCTATTTCCTAAGATTTTATATGGTTTATAACAGATTCTTCTTAAAGTTTTTATAAAAGGTATAACACTTAATTGTACATAATATACTGTTTTACCTAAATTAAAACCACAAGTACTAGTGTATGATTTTAATCCACTATTTCTTATACCATGCTCATTTAATTGTTTAATTTTCCATTCTAAATATTCTTTTTGTTTATCTCCATGAGATAATTTGAATACATAGTTTGAACAAATAGTTCCATCTCCTAATAGCATGGCTATTAATAAATTTCTTGATTCTTTATTTATTTTTGTTTTCATACAATTTAATTTTACTATCCATATAGGAAGTTTATATTTGAGTTTTAGCCTCTGAACCTTTTCCTTTTAAGGAACTTGGCTGCTGATTACCCAATCTATTTTATTTTTAAACATTCACACTTACTTTTTCAAGTTATGTTGTAGTTAAAATAGCTCTAAGGGACTTCCAGCAATTAACAAAGTTTTAATTGGACATTGTTCTATCCAAATCTGATCCTGTAACAGTTAAAATGTCTGAAGGCAATTTAATAATACCTCCTTCTGCAGGAGAACTAAATCCTTTAATTCTTAATGGAACAGCTGAATATTTATCTTCAGTAGGAATTCTATAGCATATTACTTTTAATAATTCTTTGTCTTCTACTTTAGATGGATCTATCATGCCATTTTCATCTGCTAACTGTGCTAGTTGATTACTATAAGTGTAAGGCATGATACAATCAACATATTCTATATGCCCATCTTTCATATGTACTTCTAGAGAATTATCAAAACCATAAGAAGATGCTTGATATAAAGCTCCTCCACTAACCTTATTTCTAATAATATTATTTCTAAATATAGAAGATATCATTTGAAATATTCTATTAGATTGCAAAGGAAAATATAAAGGTAATTTAAACACTTTTTCTCCTTTATAATTCATAAGTTGTACAGCTTCTGTAGTATTTTCAGCAAATTTTCTTTGCATTACACCACCTTGAAGTTCTCTAGCTAATCCATCTATAGTACCAATTTTATCTATAACTTTTTTATAGTTTTTATCATAATTCCATGCTAAAATATTATCAAATAAAGAAGCAATATTCTTGCCAGTAAATTTCATATCTTCAATATAAAATTCAGCATCTTCATCTAAGTTAGCAATAATATGTTTTCTAATTTGAGATCCAAATAGTTGTAATGTGTCTCTAAAATGTTCTGGTGTATCCATTTGATACATGTAATCATCATTACTTAAATAATAATATTTAACATTAGCTTCAGATAACTCTCTAGGATCACCATTAAAATGTAATAAAGCATCTGGAAGAATAGATTTACCTTGTTTTCTTAGTTTATCTTTAAGTTCTTGAGAAGTGTTTAATTCAATACCTTCTTTTACTGCAGATTCAAAGTAAACAGCATCTATACCATTATCTTCCATTCCTTTTACTAGAGCACTTAATAAAGGACTATTTTGCACCATTTGAGGAATTAATACTGCTTCAGAGTTTTTATTTTGTAGTGGTTGATATAAAGAAGTGTTTTTACCATTTACATCCACTCCAGAATCTGTAATATGAGGAGCAAACATATATGGTTTAATAGGCTGTAGAGAGAATGTTAAAATATCTTCTACATTATAAGTACCATTCTTTAGTCTTTGATAAGATAATTCTTTAGCACTATCCCATTTAGAATTCATCCTAGCAATATTTCTATATCTATCTAATGTGATAAATGTTTGTCCATCTGTGGCATTGTTTAAACCACTATCAATAATTTGACCATTAGGTAATTTTACTTTCTTATTTCCTTCTGAGTCTGTATAATTAGAATAACCAAATTTAGAAGCAATAATCATAGCTTCTGTTGTTGATACACCATTTAATTTAAGATTTTCATAATAAGCATCAGCTACTAATGAAGGAATTTCATTATCTTTCATTCTAATGGCTTTAAACTTCTCTGGTATTCCTAAAGTTTCCCAATCACCATATTGACCAGGAGACATATTTTGTTTATTTCTTTTAAAGAAGTCTACATCATTTTTATAGTAAGCTAAATCTCCAGATGTCATAGTCATGATACTATATTGAGCTAAAGTATCATTATAATAGAATTCTTTTAATTTACTTTCAGTTATTCTCTTATCATATTTAGTACCATCTAAATCAGGATTAGATTTAAATTTTTTAAATCCCTCTTCCATAGCCTCTTCAATATATTTTCTTAAAGTTGCTTCAGAAGTTTTAAGTTCATCAAGATTATATTTATTTAAAAATGGGAACATTAAGAATTTAGATCCTCTTTTATCAAAGTTCTTAATCTCATAGATTTCTCCATTTTTTATTTTTTCAGTTCTTTTTTTAACAACCTCAATTCTTCTAATTTCAGCTTTAGCTAATTCCACTAAACCATCTAAAGAATAACTTAAATCATAAGATTTAGGAAATCTAATTACTGGCATAGAAGAAGCATCTGATGGAATTGGTAACATGAAATAACCATAATCTCTAGCTCCATTATTAAACCATAAATTAATTTTAGATCCTAAGAAATCAGGTTTACTTAATTCAGAATATCTAGTTTTATCTTTTTCTAGAAACATAGACACTTGAATCTCACTAGCAAGATCTTTAGTTTTTATATTATAAAGTTCTTTTAGCCAAGGATGTGTAAATTTACCTTCATTATTAGTATAAAAGAAACTTTTCTTAAAAGGTTCAAATGCACTTTTATCTTCTACATCTGTAAGTCTTTTAAACAATTTACCTATAAAAGATGGAGTAATATTTGTAGAATATGTCTTTCCATCTTCTCTTAAAGAAGATTCATATAATGATGGTCTAACATTAGATAAAGCTTTACTTAATGCTTTTATTCTAACATTAACAGGTAATAATTCAAGATCATAATAAGTATTTCTTCTTATATCATAATCATCTTTATTTATGGTATCATGAAAAGCTCTCAACACTCTAAATGAATTCAATAAGAAATCTTGCATTGGCTGAAAGTTAGAATTATCATCATTTAATCTCATATTAGATTGAAAAACTTTTACTAGTTCTGATGGTTTACTATCTATTCCTATAGTATTCAACATACCAGAAACTTCTCTAGCCCATGCATTGATTTGTGGATTATTAAATTTACCTGATTTCCAATTCTTTTTCCAAAGTCTAACTTTATGAAGTCTAAATGGATTACCTGATACTTCTTGATATATTTTATAAATTTTATCTGAATTCTCTTTTAGAGATTTTATAAATTCTTCTTTATTATGACTAGCTAAAGAATAATTAGAACTCCATATCCTTAATAATTCTCCTGCTTTATTGACACTATTACCTCCAAATACTCTCATAGTACCATCACTTTGAGAGCTAATAATCATATATTCTACAGAATCATTTCTAAATGAGTTGTAGAAATCTACTTGTAATTTAGGATCTGATTTTAAAATATCTATAATAGAATCTACCCAAGGAAAACTTTGACTTAAAGATTCTAAAGTCTTCATTAAATCACTAGGTTTATTCATTGTAGATAGTTTATTTAACATGGTAGCAAAAACTTCTGTACCACTCATATAAGGTTGATATCCTAAATCATCTGGAGATACTAAAGTTCCATCAGAAGTCATTTTAGGAATCCTTCTAATAATATTTCTTGTACTCTGTCTTAGTTTAGTTACTGGTGATATTAACATTTGATCTATTTGCCATCCTTCTTGTTTAACAACTTCTTCATTATTCATGAACTCAGTGTTCTCATCTTGTTGATTCATATCCATATCAACAATTTGTTGAGCTTTAAAAGTAATACCTTCTAATGCAGATATTTCTTTTAACATATCTAATGCTAATTGACCAAATTGAGGATTTCCATCAGCATCAAATTGAACAAGTTCATCTGTAATTAAATCAATAGCATCTATTTGAGTAGGATCTGTATAAACAGCATTATTTCCATGTGCAGAAGCATATAATTGATCATGTATGGTTAGAATATAATCTTCTAAAGAATATTGTTTAATAACATCAACTCTACTTAATTCAGGAGATTCTTGAGCTAAATTATCTATAATATCTTCAAAAGTATCTACTAGCATATCTACTCTTCTCTTATAAACAGAAGGAGTGATATAAGATAACCAGTTTCTCTCTACTAAAGGCCTATTCTTTTCAAATTTTTTCTTAGAATATCTTCCTCTATTAATATCATAAAATACTTGTTCTATAGAAGGATTAAGATGTAATTTATTTTTAATTAAGTAATATATATTTTTAAAGAAATCACTAATTCTATCTAAGATAGATTTATTAGTAATTTGATCTGTTTCTACATAATCTCTAAATTTATCTGCTAGAGTTTCTTCTACAGCTACATCAGATTTACCAGTTAAACCAAGTTCTTTTCTGGCTTTCTCTAATAATTTATTAGTTTCTGATTCTGTTAAAAACATATTAAATACAGCATGAAAAGCTTCATGGTATGTAGTTCCACTAGCAGCTATATCTGATAGTTCTATAATTCCATCTTTAAATCTTCCCCAAGCATATAAATTACCCACATTAATTAGACCTCTGTGAATCTCAACTAATTCATTGTCTGTTAATTGAGGTAAATTTTCTTTTAACCAAGATAATTCTTTGTTTAAATCAGCTTTTTCATAGTTTAAAGGTTCAGACATTAATCTGTATTTGTCATCATCTTTTCCCCATTCAGCTTTTCTAGATAAGTCAGGTTTAATAAAGTTTTTACCTTTTAACTTATTAGCTAATTTATTATTAGGACCAGATAAGGGACCTCTTTTTTTAGGAGAATTAGGTAATTCTTTTATTGCATCTACAGTTAAAGTTTGTTCAAAAGATTGTTCTACAGGATCTGTAATTTTTTCTTTTGGTTTAGGTTCTTCTATTTTAGTTTCTTTAGTAGGTTCTTTAACTTCAGATATAGTTTCTTTTACTGGATTAAGATCTACTAAATTTCTATCATATCCAAATGTTGGAGAATGAAATGGTTCACCTGGAAATATATTCATTTGTAATGCATCTGAATTCAATAATTCATTCATTATTTTATTTCCAGATTTATTTAAAAGATTATAAGGAATGTTGATTAAAGATTCTTTTACTCTATTAATAGCTTCTTCTCTAGAAACAGCTTCAACATCTTCATATTCAGATCCATTATATTTTTGAATCATAAAAGGAAGATCTGCACTATTATTTTTCACTAATCTAATAACAACATATTTAGATAGTTCATAAGATCCTTTACTAGAAACTTCAGGATCTGAATCTAATATCTTTTTAAAAGCATTATTAATATTAGTCCTATAATAGTTATGTAGAGCTGAACCTTGTTGTAAAGTATTATATTTTTGAGTGTAAAGTCTTAATGGAAAATAATCTCCATTAGCACTTTGTACCATAGCAAATAAATGACCTGTTCTAAAGTTATCAGCAGGTGGTGTATGAAAATTATTCATATCAACACCAGGAATATTAAAAGTATATCCATTAGTTTCTTTTCCTACAACTATACCTAACTTAATATCTTCAACACTATCTACTTGTAAAGCTTCTTTAATTGGATAATAATTATCTCCATCATGTGTAATTATACCATAAGATTTACTAGTTATAAAAGAAGATACATTACAAGGAATAATTCTTTTACCATTAATTAATATAGGTTCTCCTTGATAACTAACAGCTTTATTATATAATAATGCTCTTTGTTGTTTAAGTATATGTATTTCTTGATCTGTAGCTTTCCACTCTCTAGCTTTTTTCTCTCTTCTTAACCAACTAATACCATTATTATTTTCATCATATATTAAAATATCAGCATCATCTGCACTATGTTGATATTGAAGAAATTCTTCAGGAATACCAAAGAAAACTTTAGATCCTACATTAGCCACTTCAGGTTTAATAGTTTCATCAAAACTAATATAAGAATTGTATTTTATAGAATCCATTCTATTCTGAGGAATAGTTTTTATTCTTTGATTACCTTGAGAATCTGTATATTTATCATAACTATATTTAAAAGATACTAATCTTAAAGGATCATTCTGATTATATTCAGTTTCTACATTATCAGATTGTTGACTATTATCTTCTTGTACTGGAATATTATCAGGAATATCTTGTGAAGGAGTAACATCTCCATATTGTTTAGATTCTTGTAATCCTTTTATATAATCTAAAACTTCATTATAAGCTATAAACTCTTCTTCTCCTAATAGTTGTTCATTTATAGGAGTTTTGTTCATTAAAGCTTCTTTAATGAGTTCTGCAGCAACAGGCTCTTCTGTAATATCAAAGAATCTAGCTGCAAAAGCATTAGCTTGTGATTCTGTAGGATTATCTAAATTAAAATCTCTTAAAAGATCATCTTCAGATTTATATATTTTATTAAAAGCTTCTTTAGACAAAGCACTTGTCTCTGCAGACTTTTTAGCCTCATCTCTAGCAGCTAAATATTCATTTAGATTAGAAGCACTATTAATAGATTCTACTATATCATTAATCACTTCATCTCTATTTCTACTTTTATCAGTAATAGTATCATTTGAATCTTGTTGAACAGGACCAAATAATTCTTCATTCATTGTAGCAGTGATAGAATCATCTATATCAAATTCAGTTGTTTCTGATACATTTCCAGATTCTGTACTACTATAATCTAAACCTTCATCATTAGATGCTTTAGAATCTACATCTTGTTCAGGAGATTCTGAAGATTTAGTTTTCTTTTTATTAACTTTTTCTTCAGTTTTTTCTTCACTAGTTTTAGTAGTCTGCTCTGAAACTTTCTCTTTAGATTTTGGAGAAGATTTTTCTTTAGTAGTTTCTTCAGTTTCTGTTTTAAGATTTTGCATTTCTGTAAGAAGATCTATAGAAATCATTCTTTCAGCAAAATTCTTTTCTAAATTATAAGCTATATCTTCTAATTTAGGATTTCTAGCTATAATATTAGATAAATTATTCTTTTGAAGAATAAGTTGTTTATTATCTGCTATATGTTTTTTATAATGATTTTTAAAATTACTTTCTCCTAAATCTTTAACTCTACTTATAGTATCTATATTTTTTAGTACTTCTTGAGCTGCTCTATTCCTTAAAGCTAGCACAATACTAGAAGCATCTTCTTTTCCTTCTATAATAGATTGAACAGCAGTATTTAATTCATTATTAAGAGTTTGATCTAATGCTTGTTGTTTAATACCTTCTTGTTCAACTAAAGCATATAATGTAGCTGCCTTTTTATTTTTTCTAAAAGCAGGATATTTTTGAAGATTATCAATAGTAGGCTTTATTGCTTTTAATGTTTCTAAATAATTATTAGCTGTTACTTGATCTTCTCCTTCTAATGTACCTACTCTGTCTTCATACATTTGAATTAATTGATCTAAGCTATCAGCTTTTACATGTTTTCCTAATTGTTCTTCAAATTCATGTTGAGATAAAATTTTAAAAGCATCTGGATTCTTTTGAACAGTAGCTATTTCTTTAGCTGTTCTATATCTATTTAATCTATCTAATGCTTTTGTGTATATTTTATTTAAAGTAGGTCCTGCAGCTCTAAATAAACCTCCACCAGCAGCTCCTAATAAAATAGAAGTTTTGAATTCTATATCATCAGTGTACTTATCCCATCTCTCAGAAAATGATTCACCTAACATTTTCTTTAATTCAGGATCACTTAAAGCACTAAACTCAGCTTCTTTTGCACTAAACTCAGCTTCTTTTTGAATAATATATTGAGTACCTTCTTCTAATCCTTCAGATGCAGCATTCATACCATAATCTGATAGACTATTAGCAATTCTTTTTAATCTAGAATTAGCATTTTTAAATGAAGCAAATCCACTTAAAATACTGTCAAATTGAAAAGCATCTATTAAAAATAAAGGCATATTAGCTTGCATGGTAATAGAAGCAGCTTTACCAGCATCTAATCTTAATTGAGCTTCATCATTAACATATTTGTCATCTAATTTGTGAGCTTCAATAAAACTATCATAAGCTTCTTTAGCTTCCATACCAGATTCCATAATTCTACTAGTAAGACCTGCACCTACATTAGCTGTAATTCTTGCTGTATTAGCTGCTCCTTTAGCTGTAGCACCAAGTCTCATTCCTAGTTTTCCTAATCCTTTCCCTAC